AGCAATCAACACCCACTAATTAACTCAAAAGGAAAAATAATGCCAGAATCTTCTGCTAATGTTGTAACTCGAACAAAAATTAATACCAAGGTTATTCCACCAACATTATATTCGGTTGTTTATCTAACCGATGAAAAAACTAGTGCGGTGTTTGTTGCCGAAACTTTAATTAGAATTTTTAATTTTGATATCGAATCGGCTGCGGTATTAACTGAGGAAATTAGTACAACGGGCTCCGGTGTAGCCGCCGAAAATCTCACCAAAGAAATTGCAACACATCTTACCGAGTTGGTTTTACGAGATGCTCAACTTCAGAATTATCCCTTGCGGGTGGAAGTTAGGGCCGAATAATAAAATTTTTTTATTCTGCAGAGTAAATTAATTTTTTCAGGAATTAGCAAAATTCCAATTATTGCAAGAGAAACCAAAATAACCAAAATTTCAATCATATTAACCCCCGATATATTTATCGGAAATAGGAGAAACATATGTCTCAAAATTCTCAAAATTCTTTCCTTCACGATTTCTTGCGCGGAACCAGTCGCTCTCTCACCTCTCGTCAGGCGCGTTCTTATTTTGGCATTTTAAATTTACGTGCGCGTATTTCAGAGCTTCGCCAGCTTGGTCTGCAAGTCAATACAGATAAGACCACGGATGGTCGGACCAAATATTGGATTAGTTCACGGGACGTATGGGGTTCCAAGGCACGACTTTTCGCGTAAACTACCTCTACTCAACTACAAAAGCCGAGCTGATTTCAGCTCGGCTTTTCGTTTTTCAGGCCCCAAAAGTAGCTTTGTAGGTTGTTGAAAACAAAGGCCCGATTTCACGAATATGACGCCGTATGGCCCTTTAAGGGGGCTAGACGTGGCTGGGTATGGCTAAAATAGCAGGGGCATATTGGGGCGATTTAAGTCCTTTGTTTTCAAGGGATCAGTTTTTTCTGGGTTTTCCCCATTCTTCTCTTGCATTCGATACCGAGATTTGTTATACTATATTTGTTGGTAAGGAGAGTAAAACATGGCTGCTACCTGCAAACGCAAAGACGACGATTTTCATATGTATTCGATTCCCGAGTTTCTCGTGGGTGAGTTTGACAAACTGCTAGAAATCGCGCAAAATGCGCCATTTATGTCTTCGACTAAATGGGACGCGGAAGATCTGTTAAATGAAAAATTTAGCAAATACAGGATCTAGATATTGCAATCGGATTCAGAATTTGCTATAATTATTTCAGTGAGGGAAACGAATGAGCATTGCAACTACGATTTTTGAACAACTCGGTGGTAATCGATTTGTGGGAATGACCGGTGCGAGAAATTTTATCTCGCGTGGAAATTCCCTGACTTTCAAAATTACTAAGGCTTGCAACAAAATCACGCATGTTGAAATTGAACTCACTCACTCGGATACTTATCGGATGGTGATGTATAATTGCCGTCATACGAAAAATGGTTTCAAGCAACAAATTGTTCGGGATATTTCTCCGGTCTACGCCGGCCAACTGCAAGGTATTTTTACAGAAGAAACTGGGCTCTACACAAGGCTGTAATTGAAAGGAAATCGATGACACTGCAAGAATATGTAAATAACGGATCCGGTAGTTTTGCCACGATGTTCACCCCGGGAGATTTCATTATTTTTACCACCGGTGCTGGTATGTATCTAGGTGACAATAACACCTGGAATTTTCACCCGGGTCCGCTGCGCCAGGAATCGGATTGGGATGCCGCAACTAATATTGTCGGCGAAAAACTTTCTGCCATGATGAAGGCTGTTCTGCAAATGCACGTTATGGCGGTTAATCGCTATCCTTACGTAAATGAAGTTTTCGTTACGCCAAAAAGATCGACAATTTGAAACCTGTTATGTCGCGCTCGGCCGGTAAACTGAGTATTAAATTGCTAACACTCGTATGTACCTTTGTATTGTGCGCCTCTCTCATTTTAGTGCCGGATCAGATAAGCCATAGAACTATCTGCTTTATGCTGGCGATGGTAATTTTTGTTCAAACCAACTTTTGATTGACAACCACTAGTTAACCTGATACACTGTAATTGAAAGGGAAATCATTATGAAGAAGTCGAATTTGGTAGTTGTTGCAAAGAGCGAGTTTGAAAAGGCAAAGCAAACCGAAATTACTGTGGGTGAAGCCCACGCATTGTATGGAACCGGCGCGCATATTCTAATGCGGCCAGACGGTACTATTAATTACCGAGATCCGGATTCAGACCGCGCAATTTTGTTCGATTAATTATTTTCTGGGAGCGTGCAATGAGTGATACTACCCTAATTTCGTGCAATATTATCTGGGCAGCGGCGGTTGCTGCCCAGAGAATTAACGGGGCATATGTCAAACGGCATCTTAGTCTTACCATGTATGATCCTTATAACTGGGGTAAACTCGATCCAGATAATAGCAATAAATTAACAAATATCGCATTAATGCGGATTTTTATAAAATCTGGCATGACGGATGTGTCCGAGGATGATTTTGAACAAGGAAAAATTATTCGTGATTATTTTTGCTCGTTAATTCATCTGGTGTTTTCAGATAATGCCGGTAAGTTTATTCGAGCTGCGATCACGGCCGCTACACTCACTGAGATTCCATTGGGAGATAAAACATTAGCCTTAATCGCGTCTTTGCCGAATATGTATTATGCTCGTATGGAGCAGGAATCTAATGAACGAGCTTACGATGAGTTACTCGAAAAAAGTGTGCCGTTAAGCGTTTTATTTCCTGATCAGCTTACAAATAAGCTCCGAATCAAAATTGCTATAATGCAGCCGGTTGTGGGTTGTTCTTGTTCTTTTATTAAGGAAAGTGATATTACAGCAACGGTTACGGCTGATAACAGCCAATATTCACTTGTAAAATTTTGGGCAAATCCGCACAACTGGGTAATCGGCGGGGAGTATGATATTTGTTGGTTTGGAAATAGCCAGTTAGACGGTAAGATAAGCAGGCTTTTGTCTGTCGTTCAGAAAGGTACGCTGTGAGGAAAAAATTTGTTACTACCTCGATTGCACTTCAGATGCCTGTGAAAGAATTATTTGCATTAATGGATAAGGATTCGACCGAGGGTCAAACCCATAAAAATTGGTGTAAAATTTTCGATATCGACGGCATAAATTATGGTGGAAAATTACGTTCCATCAGATTGCAATGTATTAAAAGAAGTCCCGTTTGTTGTGAATGTGGGCTCGTTGCGACGGATGCTAGTCTAGAAACCAACAAAACAAATCTTCCGAATGGATACCATTTCAATGTGTATTCTGCGAACGGAATTTTGTTTACTATGGATCACATTTTTCCAGCATCATTGGGAGGGCCATCTGCTCTGGGTAATTTACAGACAATGTGCTCAACTTGCAACGGTAAGAAAAAGAACGATTTAGATTTCGGAAGGATTTTCACTATTCCGGAAAAGGAAATTAAGACAATATGCAGCAACATAAATCGCCAGCCACAAACAATCCCCACATTGCTGGGGCTGTTACTCTCACCATCGTTCAAGGAGAATCGGGAAGCGGTAAGAGCACTTGGGCGCGTGAGTATATCGACCAACACAGAGAAAGAAAAATTGTGCGGATTAATCGAGATGATATTCGATCAATGTTACATTCATCCGATACCTCGTTGGAAAAAGATGTTGCTGCCGTTGAAGAGCTTCAAATTCGACATTTTTTATCTAATGGCTATTCGGTTTTGCTGGACAATACCCATCTTTCTTTAAGTTCTGTTTCAAGGTTGCAAAACATTGCTGCAAATATGAAAGTTTCTTCGTATATTCATCGAATGGAAACAAGCCTTGAAGATTGTATTCAGCATGATGAAGGCCGTATCGGTAAATCTCATGTTGGCCGAGCTGTAATTTGCCGCCAATTTCTTAAGAGTGGCAGGTTGCAACTTGATCCCAATAAAAAGATTGTGCTTGTAGATGTAGACGGTACCCTTGCCAATTCTACTGGAATCCGTAGTCCATACGATGAAGATGCAGTAGGGAAGGATAGAGTTTATCCATTGATTGCTGCGTGGGTTCGTGAATTAGCTAAAGATCATACAATTTTAATTGTATCAGGCAGACATTCTACATGCGGAGACGCGACTATTGCTTGGCTAAATTTTTATCAAATCCCATTTGATCATATCTTTATGCGGCACGGTTGGGATTCTAGACATGACTATATCGCAAAAAGTGAAATTCTCAACGAATTACTCGGCCTTGTGTCAAAGGAACAAATTCTAATGGCAATCGACGACAGATATCAGGTTGTTGAAAAAGCATGGCGGGCCAACGGTATTAAGTGTATTCCTGTTCGGGGAACTCCTCATCATTCATTAACCTGCCCAAATTTGGGAGTTGATTCGAAAAAAACCTGTGAACATTGCGGCGCGATTGGAAATTTCTAAATAAGAAACCCGCTAATTAATTGGAAATCGGACGAGTATGGTATTTAAGAAATAAGGAGTATTTATGGCAATTTGGGAAACCTTTGCGACAAAGATTGAATTACTGCCCCACCCTAATGCAGATCGTATGCAGATCGGTCGAGCCGGCAAATTTCAAATTGTTGTTGGTATGGGACAATATCAAAATGGGGATGTGATCGTATTCGCGCCGGAGAGAGCAATTCTGCCGGATTCGTTGAAAAGCGAATATGTTAATTCAGCAACCGGTATTAGTTATCTAACCGGTTCCGAACATAATCGAGTTAAACAGGTTCGTCTGCGTGGAGAATTAAGTGAGGGAGTAACTCTGCCAATTGATTGGGTTCTTGCCACCGTCCCCGAATGGAATGCGGTTGAGAATATCCCTCTTAATGTGGATATTTCAGAAAAATTAGGAATCTATAAATATCAGCCGGTAATTCCATATAATATGTCGGGAATTATTAATTCATTTGACTCTGTTAATTTCGGGTCCCGAGCAGCCCACCACGACGTTGAACAATTTCGACTGTTTGCAGATGAATTTGTATTTGGTGAGGATTGTATTACTTCAGAAAAAATTCACGGTTCTCAGGGAAATTTCTATTTTTCAAAGACAGGAGAAATCGGGGTAACTAGCAAGGGGATGAATGAGCGAGATCAAGTAATAGAGCGCTCGGAAAAGAATCTTTACTGGCAGGCATTAGAAAATTCTGGGTTAATCAACCTAGTAAAATGCGATCTATTAGAACCCGAAAGTATTGATCTTAAAAATTTTGATGTTCAGTTTGTGGGGGAAGTTATTCCTTGTCAGCCTGGATATTCGTACGGACAAGATAAGCCGACAATTAAACTTTTTAGAATACGAATCGACGGACGAGAGTTATCGGTTGATGAAATCGAAACAACGTTCGGTAAATCGTTTATTGAAAAGTATTGGGTGCCAATTTTATATCGTGGACCGTTTGATCCCAGTGTTTTTGAAAAACTAAGCGGCGGAATGGAAACAGTATCCGGTAAAAGTTTGCATATTCGAGAGGGAATTGTAATTACTCCCGCAGTGCCAAGAGTCGCCCGCCGTGGTTTTAATCTTTCGTTGAAATTTTTGAATCGAAAATATAAATCTTCAGATGAGGACCTGTCCTAATGATTTCTGAAGATTTATATAATACAACAATTAAAAATCTTCTTGCCATTAAGACGTATGCGGCAACGTTGTACGATGAATGGCAAGATGTACTTATCGAAGAACTAGGCACTGGATTAGTTAAACCGTCTTTTTGGGCCAGGAGTTCAAAACAAAAAGCAAACGTACTTTCTATGGAATTATTAGAGTCGGATATTTATATTAATGCTCGAAAATCAGGTGCGTTAAAAATTCCTGTGTCCTATCTTAACAATCCGGATTGGAAAAATTGCCTTCGGAAGAAATTAAAACGACGGAAAAATAAATTACTGATTGATAAATTGTCGGAGTAGGTATGATTCCCGTAGAAGTAGTTAAAATTGTTGCCGAAAATACCGAGTTAATCGAAAAAGAGATTGAACACATTTACGCCGAATGGCAGGCAATTAAATTGAAAAATTTAGGATATACCTGGGGGTTTGGACGTCGTTCAAAAGATACAACTATTCGACCAGTATATAATCGTAAATGGAATTTAAAATTTATCACTGTTAATAGTGGTCAGGGATGTGAATTTATTTTTCCTACTCGATGGATAAGCGATGAAAATTGGAAAATTGAAGCGATGCTCGGTATAACCAACGAAGTAAATCTAGTATTGATTGAAAAATTATCGGAATAGGAAAATATTATGACTTTTGACCCATTACAACTCGATGCACAATTACAGAGATGCGCTCAAGAACTACCCGAAGGCTACCGCATAGTCATACAAGTCGAACGGGATTCTGGGTGGGTTAATCTTATGGATCCGAATGGAGATTATGTCGAATACCCATGCAATAATGAATATGGGTTAATCGAACAGGTAATGGATGCACTGGAATTTTCAAAAAGTTTGGTGTAAATGTGTTTACTAGAAAAACGAGTTCTTGCTGCAATACGCGATCGTGTAGAGATAGAAAACGAAATTGCCATAATTTATGACGAATACCAGCGGTTAAAACTTAAAATTTTAGGATATACCTGGGGAAACGATGGTAATTATGGAACAACCTTTACGCAGGTCTCTGAGGTGTGCATAATAGAATCGATCACTGAAAAACATATCACTATTAACCCAAATAGATATAACGAATTAGTAATGCCAACCGTTTGGGTAAGTAATCCGAATTGGCAGGATGAAGCGACAGAAATTTTAAAGGAAATACTAGGTCATAATTTGCTTGAAAAGTTATCTGAATAATGCTATAATAAAACTATGAAAACTTGTTCTTCAATTACCGCAAATATTTTCGTTGGCCTCAGAGAGGCATATTCCGATAAGATTCAGACATTGGATGCCGCTCGGGATATTTTGCATAACTATTGTGATTCAAAAGGTTTATGCGTATCGCTAACACCAACGGAATTTATCTATACTAGCTCGGCAGATAAAAATATAGATGGATTTGAACCCGGATTTATCGTAGGCTTAATTAATTATCCCTTGTATCCATCAACACCAGAAAAAATTTACGAACATGCAAGTATTCTTGCTAAAGAGTTATTGCTAATGTACGGGGAATTAAAGGTAACGGTCATTATGGAAGATAAAACCATAACGATAGAAAAGAGCGACTGCGATGGTTAAACTAGATCAAATTATGAATGTCGATATCTTAGAAGAATTAATTAAGAATCGATTTATCTCGAGAAAATTTCATTCAACATTTCCTCTGGCAATTTTGAATTATACCCAGATCGCTCAATTTAGCAAGGATTTAGTCTGGGGTCCCGAAATGAATTCTTGCCGAGGTCTAATTTACCGTACGGATACGACAGAAATTGTTGCTAGACCGTTTGCGAAATTTTGGAACTTAAATGACGCACGACATCCCGAGACTCTAGAGATTAATCTTCCTCCTGGAGTTCCCCTGTTAACGACTAAAATGGACGGATCGTTAGGCATACTGTATTCGTGGGACAACCAAAATTATGTAGCAACTCGTGGTTCATTTGAATCAGACCAGGCTCATTGGGCAACCGAATGGCTGCAAAAAAAGTACCCCCGATTAAAACTTCCGCGGGATTATACTCTGTTAACCGAAGTTATTTTTTCAGAAAATAGAATAGTCGTGCAATACGATTTTGAAGGCCTTGTAACCCTAGGCGCAATTCACAATGAAACCGGTAAGGAATTATCGCGTTCGGATTTAAAATCATACTGCATCGCGAATGAATTACCGTTGGTTAAAGATCACGTTAAAGACTTAAAAACTTGCGTAGCAGAAAATATTCGAAATCAGGAAGGATATGTTGCAACATACTCAACTGGGTTCAAAGTCAAAATTAAATTTGAAACCTATTGCCAATTGCATCGAATTTTGACGGGATTAAATCCGCATACTATCTGGGAAATGCATCGAGACGGAAAAAATGAAGAACTTCTTGCTTGGGCAGCAGATGAAATTATCCCCACCGAATTTAAGGCCTGGTTGAATAAATGGAATTTACAATTAACCAATGATTACTACAAAATACTATTTGTGGCTCAACGAATTCTAGATCGTAAACCGAGTGGAGGTACACGAAAAGATATCGCTGCATTTTTCTTACAGACCGATCACAAATATTATGCATCAATTTTATTTGGGTTGCTCGATGGTAAAGATGTGTCCGAAACTATTTGGAAATTGATTGAACCTAAATCAACCGATACTTTCAGAGAAGATATTGAAATATAAAGGAAAACTATTAGATAGAAAAGCAGTAAGAGGTTAACTCTTACTGCTTTTCTATCTAGCAATCGTTTAATGACAATTGCTTAGTGTAATACTGCCATTGATTCCTAATGTAATTATTGCACCCCCGCCTAAGGTCATTGCACAGTTTCCCGGCGTTGTTGTGATTATATATGGGGCAGCGGCAATTGCGGAATTATTATATCCAGAAGCCGCCGCTAATGCATTAATGGTTTTTGTTGTACCCACCAAAATACCACCCGTATAAACGGTAGAACTAGTAGTGGGCGTCGTGCCATCTGTTGTATAATAGATGATCGAGCCAGGAGTTGAATCGGTAATTATAACTGTTTGTGTAGTAGTATATACGCCTGCTATTGGATTGAATATAGGAGTTGCAGTCGTGGACGTGATGTTAATAGTATAGACGGCCGAACTCGTTGAAGAGTTATTGTATCCAATTTTAGTAGCAATTGCATACAACGTTTGTGTCGTTGATACGGTAACAGAACCCGTTACTTGGGTAGCTCCTGTGCAAGTTGTGGTATTGCATCCAGTAAATGTACCGGTTGTATTATACCAGATTGTAGCACCAGATGTTCCACTAGAGATAGACACCGTTTGTACCGAAGTATACGTTGCTGTTCCCGGTGAAAAAGTTGGCGCACTCGCAGTAGGTAGGTTGATTACATATGCGGCGGTGGCTATCGCGCTATTTGAGTATCCCGGAGCTATTGCAATTGCTTTTACTGTTTCTGATACAGTAACCGAAATAGCACCCGTGTATAGAGTTGAGGATGGTGTCGGGGTTGTACCATCTGTCGTGTAATAGAGTATTGCCCCCGGGGTTGTACTTGCAATAGTAACAGATTGTGTTCCAACATATGTTCCCGCTCCGGGGGTTAATGTTGGGAGAGCAGCCGCAGGTAGGTTAATTGTATAGGCCGCGGAAGTTATTGCAGAATTAGTATATCCTGCGTAGGTAACAATAGCATAGAGGGTTTCCGACGATGCAACTGATACCGTACCCGTTACTTGGGTTGCACCCGTGCAAGTTGTGGTAGTGCAGCCAGTAAATGTACCGGTTGTATTATACCAGATTGTAGCACCGGTAGTGGAACTACTAATTGTAACTAATTGAATAGAAGTATATGTTCCCGCTGCAGGAGAAAAACTAGCCGATGCTGCCACCGGTGTTCCAATAACAAAGGCTGCCGAGCCTACCGGACTGTTTGTATAACCAGACGCTACTGCAAGCGCTTGGATAGTCTCGGAAACTGATACCGAAATAGGCGTAGAGTATAATGATGATGCTGTTGTTGGAGTACTTCCGTCTGTAGTATAGTAAATCGATGCTCCCGGAGTGGTTGACGTAATAGCAACACTCTGGGTACTGGTGTAGGTCCCCGCCACCGGTGAAAATGTTGGGGTGACAGCAACAGGTAAGCCTGCACTATAACAAGATGCCGCGTTAAAAGTTAATGGAGATCCCGCATTACCAGGTGTTCCGCCCATTGCTGCATAGCAGGCCTGTGCAGGAATAAGAGCCGCATGGCCGCCAGGACCACTGCCGCCAGTAACATCCGGTCCAATAGCCGGATAAGAAAGTGTCGTACCCCACCAAGATGGTTTAGCACTCAAATAGAATGACGCGGGTAGTGTGTGTGTAAGCCCAGTTTTCCATACGATTGCACTAGAAATATTTCCGTAGTTTCCGTGTAAGGTAGCACTAGAGTATGCCAGTGTCGAATCAGCCGCATTGCCCGGTGCTGTAACCCCATCGTCCGCCGCTTCAGAATAGCCGAAGGACCATCCATATACAAGGCTATCATAACTTCTGTTAACAGGATATTGTACAGCGTCGGTTTGTCCGGTACCACTATTATAAGGCGTTACGCCTACTCCGGGTCCAGGACCATATCCAATATTATTTTCTTGCTCAGGGCCACCGATTACATTGCCTAACGCATTATTTCCTATTGAAAGCGTGGAAGCCTGAAATGCTCTAGCTCCCTGAAATGGATTACAGGTATGTCCCGATGTTAATGCGCTACAAACCTGTAATGTACTTCCGGAGGTAACTGTATTACGCCCTGCTGCTAATGGATACCCATTGTCTGAACTGCCGATTACCCAGTTACGATATTCTGTATTGCGTGTACTAGATCCCCAAATTGAGTCGAGATCAATGGTTGTCAGCACATTCCCTTCAAGCAAGTTAAATTCTGGATTTGCTCCATGGAAATCGATACCACCTATCATAAAGTTAGGTGAATTTTGATCAAATTCGCCTAGAGTATAGTTATAGCTGATTACGTTACCAGATGGCCCTCGTTCAATGACTATGCAATCATGTCCTCTTTCGCATATATTATTTTCAATTTTCATTTTTGAGGTGTAGAAATCGATTTGACCAGTCGAATCGTAAGTACCAGGCTGGTGGAAAATAGCGTTTGAGAAGTAGTTGTTGCTAACCTCTCCGCCGTAGCTGTAATGGAAATCAAAATAGTCTGCATCGGTGTAATTTACCTCGACTCCGTGTACAAAACAATTTTCGCACATCGAACCAAGAACATCGACACCAACGCTTGTAGTTGTTCCTGCATTTGTCGTATATATTTGCAGATTCTCTACTCCGGCTTGTATTGCTGACGGAGAAAATGGTGTTGCTAAGGGAGCGGTAGTTGTTCCTGATCCGTATAGTGTCCAGGTACAAGTTCCGTCGGAAGTTGTTGAAAAAGACCCTGTGCCGCTTGTGCAATTATAAGGTCCATTACCGCCTGAACCTGTAGGCGCCGCGGTTTCCTGATAGATGTTTCCACCATTGGTAACGTTCGCGCCAGGGTAATATGTATGCGACGTTGCCCAGCTAGGCAACGTGGACCCAAACGTCCAGTATAGCCCAGGTGAAATGGTGATTGTGGTCCCGCTCACGCCGGTTACTAGAACGGTCTGCCCACTTGACCTATAACCTCCATATACATCGCAAAAGTTGCAGAAGCCTTCAGTACCAGTCGAATTTACGTTGTTGCCAAGAGAGTTTAATTCTGTGACTGTGAGTAACTTACCAACTGAGATATTGGTAGCACTGGCTACCGTGACACTAGTAGATCCGGCCGTTAGTCCGCTAGTAACCGCAGTATCATTGGCTGTACTTGGGAATGAGGATGAGCCAAGGATAATCGCACCATTGCCGCTTGAACCTGTAAAATTCAGAATTGTTGAATTCGCGCCCTGCCCATTAAGGTAGCAGTAACTTGGAACCGTTAATGTACCAGCGATCACAAAAGTACCGGCAGCCAGATTAACATATTTCTCGGCTCCTACCGATCCACCGCAAGCGGCTAAAGCCGTGTTTATAGCTGAGGTTTGATCACTACCTGTAGATGTAATGGTGCTACCTGCTTGTGTTGCTGTAGGAATACCTCCCGGTATGCCTGCTACGCTCCAATCAACCGCGCATCCTGTTGGGGTTGCGCCAGTGCAAGTTCCTGATCCATATGGATAAAGTAGTCCACTCCACGCTTGGGCGTGGACTACACAAGGAAGAAGCATGAATACTAGTGCTATGAGAAATCGTTTCATATATTTAACCTTTTTTGCGGCACGCCGTACATGTGTCGCCGAGTTAACTTACCACCCTTGGAACTCCGCGCTCCATCCAGCACCGCCATCTCCGCCCGTTCCGGATGTCGTATAGGTTGCCGCCGTGTAGCCGGAACCGCCCGACGCCGTGCAAGAGGCCAAAGCGCCTCCGCTCCACGTCGGGGTAACCGTCCCGCCCGACCCTCCGCCACCCAGAATGTTGAAAGTTACATTCGTCCCTGTGCCGCATCCTGCGCCAGCCTGTACCACCGTGCAACTGGACAGCGCCCCGGAAGTGACGCCCAGTGTTGCTTTGGGCTGGCTCGTGCAGGTCCCGCTTGTTGCCGCAGCCTCAGGCACGGTAACCAGGCCCCCAGGACCACCAGCCGTGTAGATGGATGGCCAAGTCGAAACGGCAGCTTGCGAGGAAAGAACTACGACACCCCCGCCTCCACCTGATCCTGCTCCTGTAGAGTTTGCAGCAGGAGGTGCGCCGTATCCTCCACTCGCGTCAATGATGCCCGTGTGAGTGCCGTCTGTACCCGTTATCGAGGCGCACATCAGGATGACAGGTGCTCCACCATTTCCGGCTGCTCCCCCTGTGCTACCTCCCTGCTTGCCACCCCCGCCATAGGAATATAGGCCATCCAGCCCAGCTCCCAAGGCAAGGAAATTGTGCTTAAGGCCGGAGGAAAGCGTACCTCCATTTCCACCGTTTCCGCCGTTTGCTGCTCCTGCCGCTCCACCGCCAGTCGTACCAATATTGGTAGCGTAGTAATAGGGTAGCCCAGCAGTACCGGCAGCAGTGCCACCACCCGACCCACCGCCACCGCTGCTATCCATCGGGTAGCCATTTCCATATCCAGCCATTGCGCCATTCGCTTCAATCGTCCCTGCAATCGTGCAGGCGCCGGATACGTGGACGATCAAACCTGCCGCAGAGTTCACCGTCACCGTGTTGCCATAAGGAACGGTGAAGGTCGTGTAATTATACTCGCCGCTCATGTTGCCGCTGGCGTTGGTGTTCGAGCCATTTGATCCGTCGCCAAAATATTGCAGCCAGCCGGGGACGTTCGGACTCATAGCCGATCCGGTGGCTGCAACGGTGCAACTGCCCCCCAACGTGCAAGTCTGCCCATTTACCGTGGTCGAACTGTTGGCCAGCGCAGAGTTAGGTATCGCGCTGGCGATCACTGACAAAGATGGTGTAGAGGCAGAGTTGCTCACCGTTGGAACCAGCCAGGAAGGCCAAGTGCCCGCCGAAGCTGCAAAGTTTGTAACCGTGCCGAATGAAGTGCATCCGGTGCCAGAGGCGCTGGCTCCACTTGGCCCGAACGTATAGGTGCAAGATGAACCGGCCCCCGCGTTGCCCGTCGACCCGGAAGTCAGTTGCCAGCTTTGCGTCGCCGGGTTGTAGCCGAGAATGTCTTCCGCCTGCTTGGCCTGGGCGCTATTCCAGCCCTGCGCGTTCAGCATGGGATAGGTCGCATTCCATGCCGCGCACTGTGCGCTTGTGCCGCAGCCAACAACCACCGCCCCCATCTTGCTTCCTCCGTTGCCCCCATAAGGTGGCAACCCCATGAACAGTCCATCGCGATGAGGGCCGGAAAGCACCATTCCATACGGCGTAGTTAGTTGGCCGCGTCCGGGGATATACCCTGTTAAACTAACCGCTGGGTAACCGTCATAAAGTGTCGGATCGTTGTTGTTTGCAAACTGGCCCTCGTAATCGTTACTCCCGAATTGACCGGCTGATTGGAAGTAGAAATTGGAATGCTGGCCGCCTTCTTGATAGTTATTGAAGCCGAAATTCAACCCATTGATCTTGATTCTGAAATAATGCGGCTGCTCCAGCGTATCCCCCGTGGCGAACGTACCGACAACCGGAGTCGTGACGATTGCCGATCCATCCACAGCTCCGGTGGCCCCGTTGTAGACATTTAGAGTTCGTCCTTGCGGGTAGATGTGATACGGATTATTGTTCACAGCCACCACCGGCGTCCCGGTAATGCCCGCACCTGCATTTAAAATAGTGCATCCTGAGAGCGCGGTGCCTACCACTGTGGGATAGATCATCGGCGCGGAAGTGTAAGTGATGCCTGTAATCTGGATGGTAGGAGGCGAGTTTACTGTGTAACTTGTGCCGCCAGTCGCTGTGCAAGCAGTAACTGCGCCGCCGCTCACCGACACCGTAGCCGTACCGCCTGAGCCTGTCAAGGCTGGGGCATAGCCATAGGACCGCGTATTGATGGTGCCGTTCACTCCGGCGCCGTTGTAAATCGTCAATGTGTTTCCGCTGGCACTGGAAACAATAGGATATATCACCCGGACAGTTCCGTCCAGCCCACTCTCTCCGCTGACGGCCATCCCGTTCGTCACACCCGGAACTACCCAATCGGCATCCATACCAAAGCCATAACCGGTAAGTCCGCCCGCAGCTACTGTCGAGTTATTTGTGAGAGGGTAATTCATCACATCCACGGTGATGTGCGTCCCGTCCGGCACTGCCGTGATATGAGAGCATTGCCAACTAGGGTCCACCTTGTCGAACATGCAGACCGTCTGGCCGGTACTGAATCCTGTCGAACTGGCAACAGGGATCGTCACGTTGGACAGCGGCATGGTGTTCGTGCCGCCCGTTTGGGAGCCGGTGGTTATAGCCGCCGTGGTCGTCGTTGTGGCAGTTGTCAGGCCAAACGTTGAGTCCCAATTGGCTGCGCTGGAGCCGGTAAATGTGCCTGCACTGATGCCTGAGATATACCCTGCGTTGTAGCCATGCGTAACGTCAATCATGGCCAAGTCGTTCCCCCAGCTTCCGGTGACTCCCTGAGTCTGCGTGAGGGCAAATGTGCAGGTAGCTCCGCAGGTCTGTGTATTGAGCCTGCCCTCTGGAACATTCCCCGTCTCTCCCAGGCGTGAGCGCCATTCCAGGCCCTCGTTCTGTGCTAAACCTTGGCCCACACTAAAGGCTCCTGTAAGGAGCGGTATCGAGTCACCTGGCGCATAACTGGTCAAGCTGATGTTATGCCCAGCCTGCGAACCCGACGAATGCACCCACATCTGGGTAATCATAGTATTCAGACTGGTTTCATCCCCGTCAAAATCTCGCGTACCCCCGAAAACGGATTGTTGAAGATTAAGCGCGGCAGCAGGATGCGGAGTATTGCCGCTTCCGGCACTGGTAACCGTTTGAGCAAACAGGGGCTGGGCATAGTGCCGATTATCCCCAAGTGACATGCCACCATGACAAATCACCTGCGGTGGACCCCATCTATAATCAGTCACACAACCGCTAGTAGTTGTGGCGGCAGGCCCATTCACTGGAATGCCATAATCTGTCGTATTTCCCATGCCCCAGGGCTGTGCTTCCGTCTGCGCATAGTTCGCGGGAGCCAGAATGGAACAGGCAACCGACGGAGCGGCGAGGCACGCCAGAAACGAGTTGGCAATGCCGTTGTTCCCCGTTCCTGCTGGGGTTTGCTGCTGCGCTGCGTTGATCTGGCCGTTCGTAGTGCCAGCCACGACGGTGCCTGGGAATGTGCCATTGCCAGTGGACCCGCCCAGGGTAATAGACGGTGCGCCGGTGCCAACGCTTAAACCTCCTGGGAGCGTGTTTAATTGTGATGGTCCGCTACCAGTCTGTGCTCCGTTTGTCATCGCGTTCCAAGTTGTCGAGCCGCCTGGTCCGCATCCAGTGCCGTCTGCTTTGGCATAAAGTCCTGTGCAACTTCCGCTTGCCCCTCCAATAATTACTGGGTTCACTAGTCCGGATCCTAGAGGTCCAGAGAATAAGGCCTCACCGCCTGAATTATACATCGTTAATAACGGGGTACCGGAACCTATAATTATATTAGTAGCCTGGAAGTTACCCCCTGGTGTGGTTGACGTACCATTTGCAGGTAATGCAGCATTAGCGGTCGCTTGGGCGGCAGTTTCTGCGGTAATAGCTCTGGCGGTTTCACCTGAAAAAATAGTTCGTTCATCGGTTATCGATGTTATCACACTAGCATTTGTTAGAACAATCGCAACAGGAATATCGGTTACACCAAAATTCGTCGTTTTCACTGCGGGTACGCACGATGCCGAGGTATTAAGATAGATATAATTTAGGGATGAGGCAGTAAGTGTTAATGTCCCTCCGCTATATATAAATATTGACCCTTGGCAGTTAACAGTTCCAGCCGATATTTCTGCTTGCAATCCTGTGCCAGCGGTAACCCAATACCCGGGCGCAGTACCGTTAGAATATTTTGCATTAAGCGCAGAAATTGGAGCAATTTGAGTCGCTGGATTCTGCGCAAGGCTAAAGGGGCCTATACAGGCTAACATTATTGATAAAATTATTTTTCTCATGAAATCCTCAAATTAAGATTGTTTAGACTAGTTACGACAGAGATATTTTTTACTGTAGCCGCTGATATAAAAATTTCATATGGGTTGCAGACAATTTGCTCTAACGCACCATACGAAAGATTTCCTGCATTTGGAACTAGATGAACCGCATTAATAATATTGGTCATATTCGACAAAATATAGTTAGATAGTTGTGCCCAGAAAAATGTTTGGCCAAAATTAAAATTACCAATTGTAAAAAAATTATTTACAAGAGTAATAATTTGGCTTGCAATTTCGCCGGCACCCACTGCACTATTTGGGTTTGCTACGGCCACAAATGTTGCCTGAACCGAGGGGTCGGCTTTATCACCAAAAAGTGGAACAAACTGAGCCGAATTAAAAATTAATTCATCAGATACCATTTTGTAATTATTAAGATCATTAAAATCGTTTGATAGCGTCTCGGTTGTTGGTGGTGTTGGTAATGCTATTTGTCCCGTTTGATCTGTTATGTATTGTTGATATGCGGTAGCATAACTTGATTCGAGACAATACATATCTATAATGTTCGACGGACTAGGATCTATTCTACGATTATCAGACGCATTATGCTGATATTGAAATTTTAAATTTTGTCGTCCTACATAATACGAATATGTTAAAGTACTTCCTGGCTGATTAAGTGTTGTTTTAGTTGCTAAACTCCCAACCCTTGATATCTGATAAAATTGAAGAGTTGAGAGGCAAAAAATAATTGCTCCATTTGCATACGAGTATAAATTATTATTTATGTCCGTGGGTAAATTAACAACAACTACCTGATTAGCTCCAGAGCTTATTAATTTTGTAGTAGATTGCGAGTTATCGGTTACTAAAAATATAAAATTACTATCAGACACACAATCTTTAAAGAAAAAAGGGTCAGTGGGAATACCAGTATATGCTAGCCCTGCATATTGAATTTGCACCCTACTATTATCAATTAAACCATTAATTTCATCAACGACTGCGTAAACATCTACTGATATATCGTTCGGTAATCCGAGGTTAACGGCAACGCCGGGCGCACTGTTAGTTTCTAAGATTATTATCTGATCGGTTAGTGTAGACGCGTTGGTTGGATCGTATACCTTAGCATTAGGATCAAAATAAAAGGTTGTTTGCTGTTCAGATCCAAAATAATAGGCATTTGATTGTTGATATACAGTAAAAGTTGTAGTACTCGTTGGTACGAACGCCAATAGCCAATCGTTTGTATTAATCGCCGCTGGACTCATCGGAGCAATAAACTGGGAACCATAAATTGCTGGGCTAAAATTTAATGGTAATGTGTTATCTAAACTCCATGAAAGAGTGTATGAATTATATGATAGAGCTACCGCATTTCCATTAGTTAAATAGGTGATTAATTTTTGAATTAAATTACTCGGTAATACGGGAATGTATAATGGTAAAATGCCGGTTAATAATGCCCCGGTAGGAATTTTTTGCGATAGTAAAATTGCTCCACTACCGTCAACATTTATCCCATTCATTGAGATCGAGTTTCCGATGCCAGCCGAATCAGCAGAAGTAATAGCCGCATAAATTATAGATTTCTGATTCAATAATTGGGAAGACGAAGTGATTAGATTATTGTTAATGTCAAAAAATTGACCAGTGGGAGCGGTAAATTGTAATAATGATCCAATTTTCAGAATTGATGAATGCGAGACGGGCGCGAAACGTCCATCGTTTATTGTAATTAGATTGCCGGTGGCAACATCACTTATCCATCCAGAGCTAGAAGTATTGTCAGTTAACACTAAATTCCAGGCGGTCGCTGCCGAGGGAATAGTGATTGGATAATTACTGGGATTAAGGACAAACGACAGCGTATTATTAGACGATATTAGCGAGGTTATCTGACTTTCTACAATTGTTGCTAAATTATTTTGATTTGCATAGGTATAATTATTTGTTATAACTGACGGATCTGTATATATAAAACCATCGTCACAAAAAACATTTGTGCTACTAAATTTTCCAGTTGGATCAATTACATCGAGATATCGACTTACTCCGCTAGCCGTCCTATTGATTGCTTTTAATTGTAAAATATTGCTATATTTTGTAAAGGGAAAAGAGTTATAATCTTGACCATTTACCATTCTATTTTGCGAGTAGAAACTTTGGGGTGCCTTTAATTTAATATTTGCTAACGATTCGGTACCCGCACTATTACCTACGGTGTATTGTAAACTCGCATTGATTGTTAATAGCTGTGTACGATTTGTCTTACTCGTATAGTTAATAGGAAAAGATAAATTGGACATTTCTGAAGGATTAATTCTATATGTTAGCCCATTAGATGAACGAGTAAAGCATATAAAATTACCTTGAGGAATTGCTCCAAAAACACCGTCACCGAAGATTAAAGTAATAGCATCGTTGATTTGATTAGTTACAGAAAAAATTGTTTGCTGCTGCGATGGAAGATTATTGAAAGCTGTATTTTCTCCGTAAATTGTTTGTACCTGAGTCCATTCTGTAATTGTTCCGTCTGTATTAAGTTGATATAGCCATACATCCGAGTTATTAACGCCGGTTTGGGATAAATTGATAGATGTATTAGGTAACCCAGATGCAATACTAAAAGTTTGCGACGACAATGTTCCCTGTTTAAAATAGAGAAAATACCCCGTATTTTGGCTAGCAAATCCTAGTCCATCATTTTCATAAAGAAGATTAAAAGTAGAAGTGTGTTCGGGGTCGATTTCATATATAAATGTTTCGCCAACAGAAGTAGGGTTAACTATTTCAAAATTTGTACTTGAACTATTAATAGATGCTGTGAATGCATATGGCGGCGCCTGTCCTGCCGACGAAGACAAGCCGTATTCTGAATAATTAATTCCATTAATTACATTTGTATTACCAGGATTGCCAATGGTTTGAGAACTAATTAAAACTGCATTGATAATAGTATTCCACTGATCTTGCCAGTTTCTATTAGTGCGATCATTCCAATTAATTGTTATTCCATTAAGATTATTTCCTAGCGAATCATATACATTATCGTTAACAGAAAGACTATTTATTTTTAGATAGCCATTTGCAGCTAAATTTCGACTCGGAATATAATTAACAAGATTAGCCAGATAATTAATAGAATTTCTACTTTGCGCAGTAGGAAGAAAGTTTTCTCTCGCATTCATATCATAACGAAAGGACATACTTTGTCCCATAAATGCAATTAGATCAATTAATGCCGTGAACTCGCTGCTTTCAATATAATCATTGAAATTTTCTGGATTTTTTAGTTGCAAATAATTTATGAACGATTTTCGTAGTGTGGAAAAATCGTACGACGCGAGATTCGGGCTGCCCATAGAAGTATAGAAAGCCTGCCAATCTTGAATGCCAAAAGCCGTTGTTGCTTGCAGTGATGTTCCCATATGATTATTTATGCTCTAGATACAAGACGGTTAATTCATTAATGAATTCGCGGCTGACAGGATGGGTTAGAAATCACTAGACAGTTCAGAATTGAAGTTCACTATTAGTTGATCCGTTTCATTTGTGTTAACATATTGAATAATTACTGTTACTGTAATTGTATGTTGTCCCTGAGTAAGATCGAGACTTACTAATGTTATTCTAGGATCGTTATTAATGATTGAACTAATGTTAGCACTAATGTCATCTAAATCGGTCTGTGTTATATTATCGAATAATTTATCCCAAATTATGCATCCGAAATTAGGTTGCATAAGACGTTGCCCACGCCGAGTTTTTAACGCATTCAATAAATCCTGCTGAATAAGTTTCCTATCGGTAAGAACAAATTTCTTTTGAGCATCTGACGATACCGTTGAAAAGCCTGAATATATTGACATAGTTTACCCTTACATTGTTGGCTTGCTAGCGGCAATCATTTGCGCTAATTGGGTTTTAGAATAAGACACGCCAGGTTGATTGGGTGATTGGGGATTATTAAGTGTTACGTTTCCGGTTTGATTATCCATGCCTGTTATTTTAAAATTGGTCGGCTGGTTTGTGGGCCCCGATGGCAATTGGATTGTAGATCCTCGAGTTGATAATTGCTGGGAAATTGCGGGATCAATTGGTTTTACCGCTTGAGAATTTGTGTTTATATTTGCAGAATTTGCCACGCCTGGGGTAGCTGTCTTTATATTGTTTTTAAGTCCAGATTGATTAACCGACGGTGCTAACCCTGGTATTGACGGTAAATCTTCAAATAATTCTATTATTCTCATTTATATCACCTTATTTGTATTTATACTCATCCCAATACAGCTTTGATTCCGGATAGCGCCCCGGCGTAAATTGGAGTAGATGCTTTTTGGGGCGTGGCGGCATTACTCGGTGCAGTTGGTGATGAAACAGATACGGGTGTAGCCGCTGATATGAGGTTAATCTCGTGACTGTCATCAAACCGAATACATTGTAATTCTTGGGTGAAAACACCGTTGGCTATCTTGTTAGTTATTTCTAAAACTCGATAGTAACCGCTAAAAACATTACGATGATATACAACATTATTACTTTTATCTGGTGGGGTAATTAATCCACTTGAAAGATCTATATCCCTGGGAATTAGGAAATTGAGATTCATGTAAATTTCTCCACTATTGAACATAATTCCTCCAGGTGCTCCGCTCGCTTCTGTTATATATGGTACTAAGGTTGAATTTGCTGATGGATTTAGAAATAGTCCATCTTGCTTAATATAATCAGGGTCACCGTTAACAGTTAATCTAACCGATAACATTTCTGCGGGAGCATAAATTGTCGCAGCGACATCTGCCGCTGTAGTTCTTTCGGGAGTTTGCTCGGCCGTTATATTAGTTGATTTGATACTACTTGGTGCTGCCGATAGAACTCTAGAGGCGTTTACTGCTGTACCTTTTTGAGCTATTACATATGTTGAATTAGATGCGGTTGGTTGATCTGCCGGAGTCGATGATCCTGTTCCTTGCTGCTTAGTACTCTTATTAGCAACTTGGGTATATGTTAAAAAAGCAGTTTTGAATTCCATATCAAAGTTAAGAATTTCGGTATTTTTGCCGGTTAATATATAGTTATATTCTTTTAAAACTCGCAACGCCGGAGTCTGATTAGGTACTTCAAATATTTTTGCGTTATCGATTATATATGGTTTTACGATGTATCGATAATTAGCCGCGTATTTTCCACGTAAAAAATCATAACCAAGAATTGTTGTTTCGCTGCTAATCATGAACCATTGAAACGGTCCTTGTAATTGTTTAATCGCTTCCTTAATTCCGATATCTGTTGTCGGGTCGCCCGATACTAAATTTGCCATATTAATTATGTCGCTTATTTTTTTCTCGAATACTTTAATTTGATTGGTTATATACTCACTACTTATAATTAAAGTATTAATTGAATCAAGAATACTAGCGCCGACGCCAAATCGTACAATACTATGGCCAGATGAACTGCCATCAGGGTTAAAATATACCTGGTTAACCGCGGTTATTCCAGGCCCAATAGATGTTGTTGAAATTTCACCCGTTGTTACTGTTTGCCCATTAATATTAGCGGTAGTTGTTGCATTTTTAATTGCATGTGTTTGCCCAAGGTTATATGCATAATTATTTGCCATTACCTGTATCGGTGTTGCCCCAGATGTCATTTTTGCATCTTTAGGGGCAGACGTTGTATTTGTATATACAGGATTTACAAACAAACTTGCTCCAATATTAATATTTGATGAACTCGAGCTAAGTTCTGTACTTATCTGAGGTAAACATATAATTTCATAATTATCTGCTACTGTATATGTATTTGTATCTACATAATGTTTTTGATGCTGATTCAATGAATATGCTAATCCATCGCAGTAATTTTGCACTGTGCTGCTGTTAGAAATTTCAACCATCGAATCAATTCTTCCGGCTATTTCTGTATTTGATAATTCATTAATTGGAATTGCTGTAATTTTATAGGTTGCTCCGGTGGATCCCGCTTTAATTTCCATGTTGGCTAATACTATTGGAATATATTTAGTTGTTCCTGCAATAGTATTGAGTGAACCATCATCAAAAAATCCATTAAATGAGATTTTAAGTAAGTATGGTAGTTGACAATAGTTATACTCGTTTATAGATTGGCAAAAATCATAAAGATTTTCAATTAAGTCCATTCCATTTGGTTCTATTATATCGAAAGTTATATTTGTTGCATTTGACCCACGATTTTCTTGATTTTGGCCGGCTATAGTCTTCATATCAAGATTATCAATGCCTAAATCTGTAGGGAAATATGTTGATAATTTATTTGTACCCATTCCTCCTGATTGACAAATAGTTGTCCAATCTGACGGTACATACCGTTGTGCAGCCATCATTAATGCATGTAATTTTGGGGTAGTAACTTGTAATGTTATTAACGGGGTATAACTTGCATAAGAGTTAAGCAAATTGGGCCTAATAGAGCTGTTTGCAGTAGCAGACGTCGTGGATAATTGTTGATCATCTAAATTTTTGTCGGCTGCGCCTTGTGATCGGAATGATGCTAATTGATTTTGAGAATTATTAACTTGGGCTACCAACGCCGCAGGTGGGGTGTTAAGAGCAGAAACTTCGTTTGCTACCGCAGCTTTTTTCTTTGCAATAATCTCTTCTAAACTTAGTCCTTCATTTGTATTAATTGCCATTTTTAAAGTTCCAATGCTGCTTTGACTGCCGATGGATCGGGTATATAAATTGCAGTACCCGCGGTAAAATTACCTAACGGGTCAGCAGATAACGTTCCTGGATTTCGTTGAGCAAAAATCCACCAGAGTTCGGCATATCCATAAAGATCAAACGCCATTAGATCCGGGCGAGAATCATATGCATCGCTTATTACTACTAAATTATCAGATGGACTAGCTGGGACATATCGCGGCGTCCAGGTATTTAATATTCCATTAGCTGAAATAGATGTATCGTAGTATGCACTTGCGCTAGTATAAGTAGTCATGATTTCCTAAAGTTGTATATCGCTAAGGCTAGTATCAGCTTGCGTTTCGATTGTGGGGAAGTCACCGCTTTTTGTGTTCGTGCTAACCGCAGTGTTATCACTTCCTAATATAACTGTTGGTGAGTTAGCTGAAAACCCAGAAAACGATGGAATAGCAGACGGTGTTAGACTAGAAATGGTTCCATTTAAAGATGGGGATAAATCAGGATTTGGACCTAAAAGTCGGGTAGTTCCGTTAGAAAAATTTTGCAAACCAAATTGCGAGGCAAATAATCGGCTAAACACGGGTACAACAGAAATATTAACAGTCATCTGACACGGAATTTTAGTTATTTCTCCGTTTAATCCTGGTAATGCAACGGTAACATAATCGACATTGTCGGGAAAAGTAGTAGTAACGTTAGTAACAACAACCGGAAGACTATCTAACCCTACAAACCCGATGCCTGTTAAATTGACAATTAATGGCGGCGCTCCTGCTAAGTTAATTTTTCCGGATCCCGCGCTTGCGTCATTTCCGGTAAACATCATAGTTAGGCAACGAAGAAAGTGGATTGCCGCAACTACATATTGGCCCTCATATGGGGTTCTAACGACAAAATCACCACTTATATCAAAAGGCTTAATTTCACTATTTTTGTACGAGTGATATGTAAAATTACTATGAGTAACAGCTTGATTCTCATATGTTGAAGAAAATGAAAGAGGAACTGACGGCTGAAAGGGGAAGACGACGCCATTTGTTTGATTAAGAATTTTTAATAAAGTATTTGCTGGGTCTCTATAAAAAATTGCAGGACTTCCTGACAGCATACTGATTTTAACTCGTTTATCATTACCCGAAGCGCCATTAAATGTTACTTTGGGGGTAGTGGCTTTTAATGATGGTATATTTAAGCTCGATACTCTTGAAGTACTAGGAAACATTGTTCCTATTTGCGTCGGGGTAAATGATGTTACTGAGTCAACTCCCGATGCATCTGTTACAGATGGAGTCGGCGCAAATTGATCTTCACTTTGACTCATATCTGGCAATGGAATTTGCATTTTTTTCTTGACCCCGGAAGCAACTTATGTTAATATTAACTTATAACATATTTATGCTTAAAATGTAAGTAGTACGGGGGACCCCATTAAAGTTAATTATTTAAATAATCGTGATTTACTCAAGGAAATTCATCTTTCAAAGAATTCATATTGCTCTTATCGAAATGTTGAATTAGATCATCAATATGATGTTATTATATTTGATGTTACAGAAATATCGAATAGTATTCAGACAGCTAAGATCAATAGAGCAGCTAGAATTTTTCGGGAAACTGCAAATAAGATAGACCCAGCTAGTATCTTAGATACTGATTTAGTTTTTCGTGTTATGACTTGGGAACATATTCCGATGTTACCGCCTAAGAAAACTATTGAAGAAAAGTTGGCTTCTGCATCTTCTGGTCTAAGCATTAATAAATTTTTTGAAGATAACGAAGAAGAAGATGTGGTAGAATTAGACGCAGAGATTGAAACTTTAATACAGACAAATATTAAAGCCGATCATATACGTATTAATTTTCCTCCATTTTTTCATTATAGATTAGATGAATTAGGTAATGCATTTCAGGTAGGCAAAAGCCATTGGATCGGGGAGTTTGATTCGGGATCATTTTGTAAGACGCAAGGTAATTTAACAGATACTTTGGCTCGTATGATTATGAAATTAGTTGAAAAATACGCATCGAAAGGAAATTGGCGTAATTATTCATATCGAGAAGAATTTGAAGGCCAGGCTATTATGCAGTTAATTCAGGTTTGTCTTCAGTTTGATGAAAGTAAGAGCAGTAATCCATTTTCATTTTTTACGACCGTTGCTAGAAATGCATTTTTACGTATTTTAAACATTGAAAAGAAAAATCAGCAGATTAGAGACAAACTTCTAATAGATAACCATATGAATCCTTCCTATAGCGCAACAAGCCAGGCCGCAATTTTCGAGAGTGAGTAAATATTATCATGAGTGAATTGTTTAGGAAAGCTGCTATTTTCGGGGATATTCATCTTGGGCTTAAAGGAAACGGGCTTGTTCATAATGAAGATTGTTTAAATTTTATTAGATGGTTTTCGGAAACCGCAATATCTGAAGGCTGTGATATTTGTATTTTCTTAGGTGATTATTTTCATAATCGAAATAATACAAATCTTGTTACAATGAATTATGGATTGCAGGGATTACGAATTTTAAGTGATTCGTTTGCTCGAGTTATTATGATCACCGGAAATCATGATCTTTATTATAAAGACAAACGAACAGTTAGTAGCGTATCTTGGGCTAACCACATTCCGAATATCGAAATTATAAATGAATGGACACAAATGGGCGATGTTATCTTTGCACCCTGGATGGTCCAGGATGAATATAAAAAGATTTCGGTAGAAAAAGCAAAATATCTGATGTGCCACGCCGAGATTCCTAATTTCTTAATGAATGCTCAGACGGCAATGCCTGAGGTTGGCGAAATACGTGCAAAGAATTTTTCTGGATTCGAGCACGTATATAGTGGGCATTTTCATATGAGACAAACTCAAGGTAATATCACCTATATCGGTAATGCTTTCCCGCATAATTATACAGATGCCGGGGATGATTCTAGAGGAATGATGATTTTACCATATGGGCAAGAGCCAACTTTTTTGTCCTGGCCGGATGCTCCAAAATATAGAGTTGTTAAAATTAGTGATTTAGTTGTTGATCCCTCTTCATACCTACCAGCGCATAGTTATATTAAATTGGTCTTAGATACGGCAATATCATATGAAGAGGCCAGTTATTTAAAGGAAACTTTAGTGAAGGAATATGAATTGCGCGAAATGTCGTTGGTACCGGTTAAAAAAGATATGTACGCCGAAGATCTAGCAAATGGCGGCAATATTTCTTTTCAATCGGTTGATTCTATTGTGCAGGGACAAATAACAGCAATTAATAGTGATTTTTACGACTCTAATCTTTTATTAAGTATCTATAGAGAATTGTGAAATGAAAGAAATTTTTATTTTTGGGTCAAATTTGCTGGGAATTCACGGAAAAGGCGCGGCATTATATGCCCGACAACAGTGTGGAGCAATTTATGGGCAGGGGAACGGCCTTCAAGGCAATTCTTATGCAATTCCCACTAAAGATGGAAGGCTGAAACCATTGCCATTATCTAATATTCAATCATATGTAGACGAATTTTTAATTTTTTCCGAAACACATCCTGAATTAACGTTTAGATTAACTCCGATTGGAACGGGATTAGCAGGATATAAACATTCGCAAATCGCTCCTATGTTTAGCGGTGTATCAAAAAATGTAATTATTCCCGAGGAATGGAAAATTTATTTATGCTAAAATTAAAAAATCTTAAGATGAAAAATTTCCTTTCTTTTGGAAATGCAGTACAAGAAATTGATCTTAATAGAGAAGAGTTAGTGCTTATACTAGGTGAAAATTTAGATATGGGCGGCGAAGATGCGGGCAGTAGAAATGGCGTAGGGAAAACAGGAATTCTTAATGGAATTTCTTATGCGTTATTTGGCTGGGCAGTATCTAATATTAAGAAAGAACATTTGATAAACAAATCAAATGGGAAAAATATGGAAGTTTCTTTAGATTTCGAATCGAATGGTAAGACATATAAAATAGTTCGAGGGCGTCGTCCAAATAATTTAGAATTTTATGTTAGCGGAACTAAACAACAAGTGTGTGAAAATTCTGCCGACGATGATGCTCAAGGGGATAGTAGAGAGACACAGCTTGAAATAGAAAAAATCTTAGGCATGAGTCAGGCTATGTTTTGCCAGGTTGTTGCGCTTAATACATATACTGTTCCTTTTTTATTCCAGCGTGTGCATGAACAACGGGCAATTATTGAACAGTTATTGGGCATTACCTTGTTATCAGAAAAAGCGGAAAAATTAAAGAAAGATATTAAATCGGTTAACGAGCAAATTGTTAAAGAACAAATACGAATTAAAAGTACGGAAGAAGCAAATACTCGTATTCAAATGCAAATTAATTCGTTACTAACGAAACAAAAAAAGTGGGCTTTAAATCATACCAGCTCTTTGGTTGAATTAGAAGAAGCAATTTCTTTTTTGTCGACCATTGATATTGAAAAAGAATTAGTGTTGTACGAGTTGTGGGATGAATACAAAATCTTAAAAAGTTACAAGGCAGAATTAGCCGATTCCCTTCGGCAAGAAAAAATATTACTAACAAAAGAAGATAAAAAACAGATATCACTTCAATTAGATCTTGATAGTTTAAAAGATCAATGCTGTCATACATGCCATCAAAAATTACAGACAGATGTTCACACCACACTTCTTAATAATAAACAGATAGAATATGAACGAGTGACCTCGGAAAAATTAAGATTGGAGCAAACCATTGCAGATTTAGAACGTCGGCTAGCCGATTTTCCGATGATAGAAGTTCCAATTCAGCCGTCTTATGATACAATAGCCGAAGCATACGATCATAAAAATAAATTGAGTCTTTTAATGCAACAATATGAAACGGCTAAAAATAGTGAAGATCCATATAAAGATTCAATTTTTGATATGAAAAATTCTGCACTTGAAACAATAGATTTTTCGACCATGAATGAATTAACAAAATTTAACGAACATCAAGAATTCTTATTAAAATTACTGGTTAATAAAGACAGTTTTATTCGAAAAAAGATAATTGATCAAAATTTAAGTTATTTAAATTCAAGGTTAGATCATTATCTAACTAAACTAGGGTTGCCGCATAGTGTAATTTTTGAAAATGACCTTAGCGTTTCTATTAATGAGTTAGGACGAGAATTAAGTCCTGGCAATTTAAGTAGGGGAGAAATGGCAAGGCTTTCATTGGGATTAAGTCTTAGTTTCCGAGATGTGTATGAGAATTTATATCAGAAAATTAATTTATTTTTTGCAGATGAAATTCTCGATAATGGGCTAGATATTTTAGGTGGATTAGATGCAATGAATTTGCTAAGAGATCTAACTAGAGATCAAGGAAAATCAGTTTGGTTAATTTCACATAAGGATGAATTAATTTCAAAAGCAAACACAATTTGTAAAATTATTAAAGAAAGCGGGTTTTCAACCATTAGTTTCGATGAATAACAAAATGCCTGAAGATTAACTCTTCAGGCATTTTTCATTCTGATACTTCTAATGTTCTATCTGTACTAGAACTAATTAATTCTCGTAATGGTTTTGCTAAAATTATGCAGCCGTCGCTTGCGGTATGATTAACATTGGAATTATCTCCATGAATCATAAATCCTGTCCGTCCAAACGTATTAGTACCGAATGTTGGGGTAAGATGAGTTACCAATAAGCCTTTCCCTCCAGGATCATCGACGAATGTCTGTATAGTCCATAATCCTTGGGGAATAGGTCCGTGGTTTTTAATTTGCTGCTCTGAAGAATTATCTAGATCTGCGCCATTACCGCTATAACCTTTTCCAATTAATTTTCCAGATGGATCTATTAGATTTCCAGTTGTTTGTTCATATTTCCAAGACATTATTATCTCCTCTTATGCATTTTGCGCCGAACTACCTAACTGAACAGAGCTTGCTCCTAGATCATAATATGAACTAGCAGTCGTTCCATTCGCATCAGCGGTTCTAGCCCCGGTATTAGACGGTAGATTATGTAAAATTTTATAAAGGTTTGCAGCGCCACCGACCCCCACTAAGTGGGCCGCCATTAAAAATCCACCACGATCTTCAATAGAGCTATTACTATTTAAAACATTCATTGATGATAATGATTGACAATTTTTTTTCATTAATTGTAGCATGGCCTGTTCTTGGGCCATTGTGTTACTAAACCAAGATTGAGAAGAATTGCATCCATTTAATCCTGACCAATTTGCTGGATTACTAATAACCTGAGAATTAGTTCCGTGTTTAGAACTACCGGGTTTTAAATAACCACATGTTTCTAAAGCGGCTGCTCCAAATTGATATTTTCCTACAAATCCTAATTGATTTTGGGCTGAATAATTTCCACCCGATTCACGCTGCCCAATTTGAGCCATAAGCGCCTGTGTTTCCTTTACAGTGAGACCGCAAACTGGCCCAACTACTGGTTGTTTAGCGATGTCTGCTTCTGTTATTGAATGCCCTTTTGTTGTTCCTCTCACGCCTGATCTTGTTGTTCCTGTTTGCGGTCGAGTAATTTCTGATCCTGAGAAAGTTCCTTGTGTAACATTAAATGTTTTGATACCGTTTATTTCGTGCCCAGGCCAGGGTTCATGCGCCGGCGCCCTTTCACATATAGATTTAAAATTACCAGTTTGCCACCATGCTAGTGAGCCAGCAAGCTGTCCTACTTCTAACTGATTATTTGTTTCTATCGCACCGGGGTCAGATACTTGCGAAGGTTGCCCACCGTTAAGATTAACTGGAGCTGCGGTTACATTAAAAGCTGCGCCTGCGGTTATATTGGTTGCTGCTTTTGATGATAATGAAATAGCGCCACCGGACCCTATTTTAATATCACCCGTAGAATTATAAATGGTAGACGCCCGTTGAGAACGAGCAGAAAATGTACCAGCACTATCGATTTTAGTATCTGATCCACTATGCATTTTGATACTGCCCGCAGCATTTAGATTAATATCTTTGTCAGCGTGGAAATTAATATTTCCTTGGCTGCGTACAGAAAAATCCGAGGCAGAAAAAATATCTATAAAGCCAGAAGGGGATAACTCTACCCAAGCGGTTCCCGAACTGTTAATAACATAAATTTGACCATTTGTATCATCTAATAGAATTTCATTGCCTGAGGTTGATCGAATTCTTATACCTTGATCTTGGCCGTCAATAGTGCCGTCATCCATGACAAATTGATGACCTCCGGTACGATAAGCACACGATAATGCTTTTGTTAATGCCGGGTCATCTACTTGTGGGTTTGAATTTACATAATTGTTAATTAAATCAATTATGGTAGCACTTTGCGTAACATTTGCAAAACTACTTAACCTACCGGGAGTACTTATACCAAATACCTGACTAGGATTTTCTCTAATGCTGGAAGCACTAGTACTGCCGCGGATAAAATCAAATGCCAATCCTTGTATTCCTAATTGTTTCGATTGAAATACCTGGGGAACCATTTGTACAGAGGTTACTGCGGTAGGACTAACATTTGCCTGCGCGGTTAAAACTGGTTCACTTACCGGCAAACGATATGGAATTTCTTGCTGCCCAGCCACATTCAATTGAATATATTGTTGTAACATCGTATGTGTTGGTATTGCGTTAGCACCTGATGGTTGCCAGATATATCCGCCATCATTGGGGCCAGTGGATGCTGTTACCGCACCAATAGCGGGAACCATGTGCGCGTTAACTGATTCTTGGATGCAGGCAAACCAATATCCTTGAGACACATCACCGTTCACAAAAATAATTAGTACCTGCCCGTTTAGATCTGGTGGTACAGCCCAGAAGCCGTACGATTGAAAACTATTTTCATCGGTGTTATTAAAATCTATAGTAGGATCTATATATGAATCAACTGATACACGCTGCCGTGTCTGTCCTCGAAAAGGGCTAGCATATGATACCGTAATCCATCCCAATGGATCATTTTCATTTGCCGCTCCAAATTGGGGAATGTACACTTGCAGCCGTCCGCTTCTAGTCGGATCAATATTATTTTTGATTATACCTATATAGGGACCCGGACTACGAAATTGGCCGGAATTATCGGATCGAGTATATGGTGCTGCCTTACTTCCTATACGTCTATTTTCCATTTATTCCTCTATACTCGTATTTATAAATTACCAAATATGCTTAATAGCCCAATGAATAAATCCGTGTGGGTTATTCACATCTGTAAGTAATTGATTTGTTTGCCCTGTGATTTTTACACTATTATCTAATAAACTATTAATGTGCTCGGGCATTTGTTTTATGTTATTATCAGTTTCGAACGAATCAAGATCAGATAAATTTTTAGTGACCTGAGTAAGTACTGGATTGAAATTTTTTACGGTACCATTTGTTGTTATTAAAAAATCATTTACATTTGTTGATATAGAATCGGTATTTTTAGAAATTTGGGGAACCGCAGCATTAACTAACGTTATTGTGTCATTTGCAGACGCAGTTAATGAATTAATATTATCTAACATAGTATTGATTTTTTTAGTAGAAACAGGGGCGACATTGTCGAAATATGTTTTTTCACTAAGCGCAGCATTATTAAGATTGTAAAGTGTAGTATGCAGATCCCACAAATCTTGATTAAGCACTACTATCGGGCCAGAAGGAGAATTTATAGTTGAAAGGAGCGTATCTATTTTTTTAGTTAATTGATATTCTTCTATTGGGGTTGCTATGAAAAATATTCCCATTGATATTGCGCAGAAGGTAATAGCTAGCCAACCTAAAATTTTTGAACATGTAAGAATTTTATTTTCCATATTATTCCTCAATTAAAAAGGGACCCGATGAGGTCCCTTTTTAATTAACTAAAAATTAATTTATGCAACTGGTACAGCGGTAACAACCTTAGGAATAACGGCAAGAATTGCATCTAGCTCGCCAATGAAAAGGTCAACATAGTTAGTAATAGTAGCAACTTTAGCTGAATTTTTGATAGCCGCTAACGATAGTAATGCTCCTAAATTTGTCTTAAGTGCGTTAAGTGCGTCAGATAGATTTGTGCTTGCGTCTTCGGCCTGAATGAATTTAGTTGCTAACACTAGACCATTCTGAATGACGGTGACGGCAGCGGTAACTTCAGCATCAACAGATGTTCCGCCGACAGAAGTAACAATACTTTCAAGAATTGGGCTTACAAAAGCAATATCGGTTTCTGCAACCTGTGCCCAAGATGGTTCTGATTTGAATAGTTTCTTAAATAGGTTTTCGATATCTTCGAAGTGAGTTTTAAAAGATAAAATAAAAGACATGTTGATCTCCTTAATAGTTACAATTGTTTTTTCAATTGTGTTGTTTAAAATTGTTTCTGAAACAGCTTTCTGCACAGTTTCAACTGGTGACGTATGAGAGAGAAAATGACTAAATATGTTTTTTAATGTCATAAGGAATGCCCGCCGCGTGCATCAAGGTTTGAATCAATGGATCAGTTGATACATAACTTTCAGTTTTAATTCCCGCCGCCTGTTTTAAATTATCAATTGGCCTATTAATTTGTTCTCTGTAGTTACGCGGGCTTAACGGAACAAATAATTTTAAATTCTTTTCGGATAATGGATGATATTCGTCATCCATATATTTAAATTTCCATTCATTTTGTTTTAGTTGTGACGCAGCCGATAAGTCTGAAATTAGTTGGAATATCTGGGTAATGAGGCGTCTTCGTCGTAAAATTTCTACATAAACTAAATAGCTACCGGGTTTAATTTCTGATGCAGAAATGTCGGCATCCAAAATAAAATCGTAACCATTTTCAAAAAAACCAATTACATCAAGAGCTGCTCGCTTATCATTAACCAAGAAACTTATAACGGCAATTTCATCATCTTTACCAATTTTAGAGCAAAATTCGTCGATGTGGATCGAGGGCTCGAGCACGAATTTTAAATCAGAGATTTCAAAAGATTCTAATACTTTCATTTCACTCCCATGCAACTATATTTATAGTCTAAGCTATTGGGCAGCCTGATTTTGTTCTTCGGCCGCTTTCTGTGCGCCCGCGTGAGTATCAAGATCTTCTGAGTAGGCTTTCTCAATATTAGTTGAGTCGATATCATCCATATCGATTTCAGAATCCATAATTTCTTCGCTTCCTTGGGTAATGTCTTTCATTAGGAATCGTGGCATATTGATAGTTATTAGCCAAACAAGCATTTTTTTAAGTTTTGCTTTTTTAATTTTTGGACGAAAATCATCGGCGTCTTCAATTTTTACAGGATATACAAGCCATGCTTTTCTATACCCAACTTTAACTCCATATGGTAATAATCTAGAGGCGCCGGATGGGTCCGGCATTTTGGATAACGGTGATGAAAATGTACATTGGACTCGGTATGCAGCAATTTCGGGGCCCGCTACTAACTCTAGTGTCTTCCAATTATGAAAGGCATATAACCCATTTTCATCAATAACTCGTTCAAATTCTCGAAGAATAGACATAGCGCTTGCACTTATTGAGACTTGCCTAATATTATCGAGAATTTCGCTTATTTTAATATTTGCCATTGTTATCCTTCACGCATATTTATCAATGAATATCCCACGAACTTAGTTCGCATACAAGTATTTAGCATTTTTAAAGGAATAATTTGCATTGAAATGCTGCCGGTAAATACTTGGCAGGGTAATTTAGGGGAGACACTTCATATGTCGAGAACCAAAAAGGTACGCTCCAACAACGAGTTTTCAGAATCAACTAAGAAAAACAACCCAGATACCGCTCATTATACAATTAAAACAGGAATTAAAAAGGCTGTTCAAATTATCCCACGCAATATTCACCAAGAAGAATATCTCGAGTATTTATTAAACCCAGAAAAAATGATTGTAATAGTACAAGGTCCAGCCGGCACTGGAAAAACAGTTATGGCGATGCTTGCTGCAATTAAGGCATTTAGTGAAAAAAAAGTAAATAAAATTATTTTATGCCGTCCTTCAGTTGGAACCGATGATGAAAATCTCGGATTTCTACCGGGTGATATTAATGAAAAATTAGCGCCGTGGCTTCAGGCATTATTTGATGTTCTTTTAGAGTATTTTTCTGCTAAAGAATTGGCAACAATGATTGAAAATAAACGGATCGAATGTTTACCATTGATGTATGTGCGCGGACGAAATATTTCATCGTTCGTAATTTTAGATGAATCTCAAAATTGTTCTAAAAAACAAATTCTTGCTTTAGGTACTAGATTGTGTGAAGGTTCCAAATTAGTATTAACGGGAGATAATGATCAATCAGATAAACGTAGCGGAGATAATGGATTAAAATATTTTTCAGAGTCACTTAAAAAATACGGTAGAAGTGAGTTTATTGCCAGTATTGAATTTTCGGAAAACGATATTGAAAGGCACCCTGTTGTAAAAGAAGTAATCGACATATTTAGAAAAGGGGAAGAATAAAATAAGATAAAAACGGTGGCCTGACGGCCACCGTTTTTATGATTCCAATATTGGATCAAAGCATTGCCGACATCGCGCCTCGTAAAGAGTATCTGCCCCAACTAATACTCGACTAGTATCAGTGCTTAATCGTTGCGAATGAATTGCGGGTTCCCCGCATTTTACGCATACGGCTGATAATTTAATAACTTCGTCAGCAATAGCCATCAATTCTGGTATAGGATGAAATGGTTCCCCAGCAAAAGTTGTATCGAGTCCAGCGATAATAACTCTTTTTCCGGCACGTGCTAGTTCAATAGAAAATGATATTAGTTCATCCCCAAAAAATTGCGCTTCGTCAATTCCTATTACATCAAAATTATTAAGACATATTCCGGCAATAGTTTTTAGCTCGCCAGTAGTTTGAACTGTTTTCGCGGAGAAAGTTAATTTGCTGTGTGATGCAATATCGGTTACATTATATCTATTATCGATATTTGGTTTGAAACATTGTATTCGTTGTTTTGCAAAGGTAGCTCGGCGCAGCCGCCTTATTAATTCTTCGGATTTTCCTGAGAACATTGGCCCAGTTATTACTTCTATCCTACCGCTTTTCATCATGATCCTTTGATTCCGATATTAGTGTTTCTATTTGTTGCATTTGCTCGTTAAAAAATATTAATCCCCACTGAAATACTTTTTTTCTATCGGCAATAGCCATAATACCCATTATGCGATCTTCTAAAATTTCATCTATAAAACCACACGAATTGGTTTCTTTAAACTGATCCGCGATAAAACCTTTTTTATCAATATAACTGTGCGTTAACACTGCATTTGGGTGGGTATGAATAGTTCCAAAATATTTTAAATTTGTGCCCGCTTCTATTTCTTCCTCCGCACTCTGATAGGAAATTCCACGGGGGTTAGTTCTGTTAACCGATAAGTCGTCTAAGGCATAGATATAGAGCGTATCCATAACTTGCTTACCTAGTATGGCAGATATGCATTCGTTTGGATACGCTCTTAGCGCTTTTTGTTTAAATTCATTAACGATATCGTTATGAATAACAACTTGAGTTATGAACAAGAATTATTCCTCTGTGGTTAATTGCACCGCATCTAATTGTTCCGGATAAATTGCGTGAAAGTAGTCATATACATCTGAATAATTATCAGACGCAAATCGTGAATAATCACGGCATTTCTCTATAGTTTTCTTTTTAAGATTTAACACGGTATCAGCTCTGTTTAATTCGGTAGCTCGCAAATTACGAACTAATGAGATATGTTCGTCCCTAGCTAAATTTCGTGAATCCGAGAAAAAATCTTTTTGACTAGTTGCCTTTTCATTAAGCGGTGCGATGAAAAATGTTGAAACTAAAAACATTTATTGCTCCTTATGTAAGTTGTGATAATTCGATAAGCACTGCGCTGCAAAGAATTTCGGCATCTGCGCATACTGGTATTTGAACCATTGCTTTACGAATAATTAGAATAGCTTGGTCAGTTAATTCATTAGTATTACCCCATAAATCTAAATTATCATAGCAGAATCGGAAGAATGATTCTAATTCTTCTGGCCGAATTTGCTCGCAAATTAATTTACGTGCCTCTCTAATTTTTCCAGCCTTGAATAATGCGATAGCATCAATTTTATAATCACTTGATGAAGTACTTTCGTTTTGTTTCAACAGTTTTCCATCGACCGAATTTAATTGACAGCTATTAATACCTTTTCGCAGGTCTGGCCAAGTGCCCCTTACATAGTCATCTAGGGTATCAAGGTCAAAGTCGATATTTTCTGTTAAAAGAATCTCTGCTAATTTAGAAGTAAAATCGGTAACATCCATTTTACAGATTTCAAGACTCTGTGTTCTACTGTGAATTGCCGGAATAATTCGATTTGGATAATTACAGGTGAGGATGAATCGACTGGAGGATGCGTACTGCTCAAGAATACCCCTTAGTGCTGCTTGAGCAACGGGCGTTAGCCCGTCGGATTCGTCTAGAACCACAACCTTCATTGTACCAAAGGGCATTGTGCTGGCAAAGGTTGTAATACGATCTCGCATAGTATCGATATTTCGTTCACGACTAGCGTTAATCCATAAAACGTCATATGGATCAATATGCAATTCGTTAATTAACATTGCGGCGGCGCTTGATTTACCGGTTCCGGGACTGCCATGTAGCAAGAGGTTCGGTAGATCTTTATTTTTTACAAATGCTTCGATCTGCAATTTTTGTTGTGGATTACTGAAAACATATTCCGAGAGTGTCTTAGGTCGATAACGTTCAGTCCAAAGACTATGTTCAATATTCATAAGTCAATTATACTTATTCCTTTCCATCAAAGCAAGAGATTTTTGCTAATTCATCTGAGTTAGAATATCCTAAAATTGCCTTAGGATCTGCCCGACGGATGACAATATTTTGTTCTTTAAGTTGTACACCTCTAGACCACCGCCCGTGTTCCACTAATACCCATTGTCCCGGAATAAGATCATGATTATCGTGGCCAACCGCATAGACTTTAGCCCACCGTGCATGAATACCACGGGATTTTTTATCATCGTCGATCAAGACAATTCCCATTGGGGTAATTTGTTCTCCAAAATATAAATCTTGAATAAGAACGTCCTTATGCAACGGAATAATTTCCTTAGCCGAAATAATCGGGGGAATTTCGTTTTGCTTCATTTCTTCCATTATTTCCTACCTTTTTTGTGGTGCTCGGGAAAATCAATTGGCTCTTCAGTCGATGTTGCATCCGATTTAGCTTGTGAAGATACTGGCTTATTTGATGGAACCGTGGCATGTAGTTTAGCTGCTACCGGAGTTACCTGTGTTTGCTCTTCTTTAGCAGTAATTTTCTTAGATGGTTTTAATCCTACAGGTGTGGCATTTGGATTTTGGTTTCTCATTGCCGACATATCAATCTTTTTGCCTAAGGCAGTTGTTACATAATGTTTTCCCATTTATTTCTCCTTTAAAAATTCTTTATAATCTAGATTATAGAGTAGAGCATCAACGCGATGTATTTTTAATAAAAACAAACAATAAGATGAGCAAGAACTCCCACGGCCAACACCCCAGACAATATTATTTTTTTCGGCCGTATCTCGTAGATATTTAAGATATCGTAATAAATTTAATAAATTAAATTTTTTGTATAGCGTTAATTCTTCTTGCACTCTAAGTCGTTGGTCGTCGGTTGCGCACTGATTATATAGCCATAATTCGATATCAAATTGTGAATATTCTTCTGGCATTAACCAGATCTGTTGAAGCTGAGTATGATATTCTTCTGGAGTAGTTTCTCGAATATTATTCCATAAATTAACATTCGGCATAGCAAGAAAAGTTTCTTTTTTTGCTTGAATATATTTTTGCCCATTTTTCAAGAATATATTTTCAAAATCTAAATCGGGGTTTTTACGAAGTGCCTCGCAGATTTCTTCTTCTGTATATTCGATTTCACCATACTCGTCAATTTGCATTACTTATCCTTATCGTCGTCTTTCTTAATTCCACCTTCTAAAACAAATATTTTTGGATTTTTCTTTTTTGTTTCAGGATCAAAAATAATTTCTAATAATTCTTCGTCTTCATCATTGGAAGTATTTTCTAATATATCTGCATATATAGTATCCCAATCGAGGTCTAAATCTTTCCAGGAAATATTATCGGCTGTTTGCTTAATATCCGCGGTTGTAATATCTGATCTATCCCACCAGGCGGTTGGGTGTTCGTCTGTAATATATGCGTAATCTGGAAAATTATTGTAGTCTTCGATGGTGTACATTATATTATCGGATAGCTCACTTCCAATTATAACACTTTCTATTTCAAAATTCTCTTCTGTTATTGCAGAAAATTTTTGAAATAACATAATGCCGAGGATTTGATCATATGGCTCTTCCGGTAAAAACACTAGATGATTATTGCCAAACATTTCCGATAATTTTAAAATATGTGGATTTTCGGAATTTAATATAATACTATTTTCAAAAATTTCTCTCATAAAAAATAAAATTCGTTGGAGAGCGATATTCTGATAATTGCTATTTTCTGTAGCAGTAATAACATTAACCTTCATTGTATACCGATTTGGCAGAAGTCTATCACCATCACAAATAATAGCAGAAAAATTTAAATCGTAACTAAGTCTAACATTCATAAGAGGCCCCTATCCGATGTTAAGTACACACCCATCATTATCGTCTTCTTCTTTTTTCATATTACGTTTTTTTGTATATTCTTCTAATTTTTTATCAGAACGCTCACTCTGCTCGTCGATATATTGGCCTAACAGATTCTGGGCTTGCAGTGATAAATTTTGATTTAATGAAAATATAATTTTTTGAAGAGCTAGTATTTTTGAATCTAGCTCTTCATCCGTTAATTTTTCTAGTAATACATCTATTCCCATTTATCGTCCTGTACTACCAAATCCTAAATCAGCACGATTTGAAGTTGGTAATTCATTAACTTCGACAATATCAACATTTGTTTTTACTTCTACCGGAATCATTTGAACGATTTTATCTCCGGCTTTTACCGTATAATTTACTTTATTGTGGTTAGTAAGTAATACTTTAAGTTCACCGGTATACCCGGCATCAATTACTCCGCCCGATACCGTGATTCCTTTAACTGCCATACTTGATCGATCTCGATATAATAGACCATAATTAATACCTGTTTCGACTAGCCGAATATCAGCGCGAATATAATTTTCGTTGTTAAATGGATTTACAAAAAGAAGTTTTTCAAACATAGTTCTCGGCTGCCGTAGGACAACATCATAATCTTCTTCAGCGTCTACGTACCGGGCACTAACAAAGGTATTTACAAGTGTAACTGTATTCTTATTTAAAACGGTATCTTCGGCGGCATATAGATCAAAGCCTAAATCTTCACCTGCAGTTGATACCGTTGGTAGAATTGCATGTGCGGCTAATTTCTTTACTAACAGTGGCATAAATTAAATCTCCTATTAATAATTATAACATTACTAATAGGAGGTGTCAATCTAAAGTGTTGTTAAGTGTGCATATGACCAAATTGAGGTATTGCCTGTGTATTCTCCGACGCAAACATATATGTTTCCGTTGCCGTATGCAAGTTGCCCAGGTGTATCTGAAGGAATACCTACAGATGTTGGTACATATGATTTTGCAACGCTCAAACTATTTTTACGAGTAAGAATCCAGTTTGTTCCGTCAGGACTACCTAAGGTAAGCGTATGTGGGCCAGCAGCATTAAATGTTAATACGTTGGTTACCGAATTAAAGCCAGTAATACTATTCCCGTGCTGGACTGCTAATCCGCCGAAACTTAAATTATGACTAGAATCTACCGCAGTTACATACAATGTCAATTCGGAATAACCTAAATTTGGAAAATTTGTAGGATTAACTGTGGTGGTAACATTACCAGTCCCCGCAAGAGATACCTCATGAAATGTGCCTAATGTAAAATCAAAATTTTCTGTGGCCGAAGTAGTTAATGATCCATGATTATAAATCTGTAAGCCGAAATCATTTAATTCTGTATTTGATATCGGCATCCCGCCCATATTATTAATATTTGCATTTGCTCCATAGGTAAGTGCAGATTTAACTACCACCTTATTAATTAAATCATTAATTTCCGCAGCGGTTTCGGCGAAATTGTTCAGAGTGGCAAGAAAATTACTACGAAAGCCTTGGGTACTCTGATTCACACCCGCTACAGGATAGGTTGGATCGATTGAATTTGGATTAATTTGTGATGCCATATTATTATCTCCTAATGTATTTATACCCCAACTATTCTGCGATAATCCAATGGGGAATTTTTAAATTTTAGATAAATGCTGCCTTCATCTTGATGTAAAAATTTATCGCTAGTATCAACAAAAGTAACATTATAGAAAGTAGTAGAGTCTCCGATATCTATCTCTTCTGTGGAAATATTAATGCCTGCTTCTGTTGTTAATATTATGCCTAGTTCGGTTAACATATCGAATATGCTGCTTACTTTGGTGAATTCTGTTATTTCCGATAAACTCCAAGTATTTGTTTCTGTGTTCCAATTTTGCAAAATACCGTAGTTCCAAACATATCTATCAGTTTCTGCAAAAATTGTATTAAGCGGCCTATTATTATCATAGTATTGTTGTAGATAGAATAATATTTTTTGCCCCTGCCCAGGATTAACGTAGACAAGCGGAATTGCGGGTACAAAACCCAATATTTCACCATTTGGCTGAGTATCAGTCATCCAAGTCGGGAGGAAGTTTTCATCAAATCCACTTAACGTTGTATTAAGCTGATTAATCATATTTGGAATAGTCGGTGGATATAGCGTTTCATAATTGGCTGTCGTTATACTACCCGAATATGAATTACCGGCTAAATCGGTGTATGAGTCTAATGGTTGAATGTAGATGATTTCGTAACCATCAGTTGTACTCTGGGCCCATTTAAGATTAGTAAATAGAAAAGTTTTTCGATGGTAATATTTGTCCAATGAGGCTGCAATTTCCGCAGGTGTTACTGCTGCAATTCCATATCCGATTAACATTCTTATAGTATTTTGAATGCCAAAATAAAAATCTTGCTGGCGATAAATTGCAGAGTTTGGAATTATTGCTTGGTCCAATAATGGTGTGAATAATGTTTCGCTATCCTCGTCGTTTAATAAAAATTCTAGGCTCAAATTTGTTTTCGGTGATGTATTATATGATGAGATCGGTGACGGCACTAAATTAAGAGTAAATGTTTGTGAAGTTTTTGCAAGATATTGGAAGTCTTTGTTCACAATATTATTGGGACCGGGTAAATCTGTTTCTGGAACCATTGACGATTTATTCGATCCTACAATAGCCGTTATGGTAAATGTGAATTGAAGGTCAAATTCTGTTTTATCGTTTAATAAGGTACAATCATTGAAACTAAAATATTGGAAGCTGGGGCTGCCAACTAAATCACCGTTCGATAATACTCTTAATCCGGTAGGTATCATCCCGTCGATTAATGAATAATTAATTGGATTTCCTGGGGTTATTGCCGATCTTTCGGTTATTATGACCGGTGGAATTGCTAGATAATTGCTGCCTGTGTTGGTTAAGATTATATTTGATATACCGCCATTGTAGACTAGAACGGTTGCGCTAGCAGGTGATGTTTCTCCCGTTAGCCCAAATCCAACCAACGCGGAATCATAAAATTCTCCGGTTGATAGTACATTAACCGTGTCAATTCCAAAGTTAAGATCAATAATTGCATTCAGCCCATTGGGATTATTCCATATAATATTAGAAAGATTTGGTAATTCTGTATATTGTTGAACCCCTGGGCTTATACTAACAGATGATATAGATCCATTGGAGGTATTTCCAGTAACGACAATATTTGCATTCGAAGAATTAATTCCCCCGGTAACAATGAACCATTCCCCAATGTTAAAATTGCTTCCCCCATTAATAATGGTAGCATCTATTACTTTTAATGTTGCATTTGCAGTCGCGCCGCCTGCAATTTGCGGTGTAGTAGATTCTAAAATTTCTGCTTTAAATGAAATTGTGCTAGGGACTCCCGGAGTCACGTTGCCAATATTAATAGGACTTGTCCATTGCACATTTTTTTGGTATGGACTTTCAACAGTAAGATACACGGGAAGAATAGTTTGATATGGATTAATTCCAGATGTCGGTTCAGTAACTTTTTTGTAGGCTCTTACATTAAATTCATATGGGGAAGCATTGCTATAATAATTATCGACATAGCCGGTTAACCAGCCGGTATTTGCATTAAGCGATAAATTACTATTGGGAAAAACATTTCCATTAATTAATTGGTAATTAATAGTATTGTTTTCATAATCTACCGCTTCAAATTGATGTTGTAAAAAATTGCCTGTTATATTTCCGATATTAATATATTTTCCTTCATCTGATTCTAGAAAAATCGGAGAATAATAACTGCCGGAGGATGCTACGGTTAACGTAAAATTTGCAGTAAGATTAGAACCGTATGCGGCGGTAAAAGAAAAAGTATTAGAAGACATGCTTAGAGAAATATTTGGCTTGCCAACTTCGATATTAGGATAAATTGCAGGAGTATCATATAATACTGCGGGATTAATATACCCAGAAATATATCCGGATGAATCAATAGTAAGATTTCCCGGCAAGCCGCCGGATGAAAGACTAATATTAGGCGTGAATGGTAAACCGGCAATTGGCGCAATATTGGCCGACATCCAGGCTCCTGCTGGAAAAATTCCTAGATTTGCATTAGGAAAAATATCTAATAATTCAACATTAGATACACAAATTGAAAACGTTCTATCGGCTATTGAATTATTATCAGTTGCTCTAATAGTAAATGAATATGTTCCGGGTAGATTTTCGGAATTCGCCATACCCCATATACTAGGAATAAATTGATTTTGCTTGGGAAGAGCTAATGTTACTCCGCTAGGTAACGATCCAGCAATAATATTATAGGTTGCTGTATTGCTAGCATTACAGTTTAGGTTAACAGAAAAGGTGTTACCTAAATTTACATTAGCGATATATCCTGGGGCTGTTATCCATGTTGGCATATTGATATTTATGCCGACAAAGAAACGGCACTAGTGCCGTTTCTTTGTCAGTTACATGCTTAAGGTTTTTAAAAATTGCCGTTCTATTAGATATCTAGCCGCTGCCCAGGCAGATTCTTCATTATGTGTCATTCCGGATAATAGAAAAATTTCGTGGGAAGAACGGTGAACTATTTCGTAAAATTTTCCAATTTTACGGCATCGTGCAGTCGTATATATAGTAGATACAAATTCTTTATCGGTCATTGCGAAAATTGTTCTAAAACTATAAGCTGAGTGGTTTTCCATGCAATTCCCCATAATTCTGAATGGCCAATAATTCCCGAAGGAAAAAATTTGGTTGGAGTTAACCGAGTGAATTCTTCCGGCTCATCACCGATGCTTGCAATATACGCATAGCCGCCAAACCAATAGCATTTTGCATTTGGATAAATCGCTTTAACCTGCTCTTTGTATGTCATTCTGTGAATTTGTCTATCATATCTTCCGCAATTTTTGTATATGCGTTTTGCCAAGCGGCCTGCTCGTCGGCATACAACATACTAATTGCCTTATCATATTGCCCATATGAATCAACGTATTCTTCTCGCGGATCCGAGCAAATTATTTGGAAGAAATAATTATGCCATTCAATACATTTTGAATTTGGAAAAATCTTTTGAACTTGTTTTTTGTAATTCATTCTGAGAATCCCCAAATTCTAGTATTAATTTTAAGAATTTTTTAAAATCGGTAAACAATCCTACCTAAAGAGAGCGAATACGGAGAAAGTTCAACCTGAACGAAATCCCCTGGTTCAAGACGAATATTGTTTTTACGCATTCTGCCGCCTAGGTAACCAATGACTGTTTGTCCACCAGGAATTTCTACAATCCATGTTGTGTTGGGAAGAGTTTTAACGATTTTACCTTTTAATTCGACTAGATCAACTGATGCCACGTTACTCCTGATTCATTTTGAAAATTGGGTTAAAATTTTTGAGTTAATTGTTTTAGCAGCCCATTGCCATGCCATTTCTTCACTGATAAAACTAATTGCTAATATTTGTTCTACTTTAATTATAACATATTTAGTGTATTGATGCGTGGAAGAATTATCATTGGTGCATTTTGCGTCTGGATAAATCGATAATACAAATTCTTTATCGGTCATTGCGCTAACCTATCTATTAATCGATCCGATAAAATCGCTGCCGCCGTCGTCCAGGCTTCTTCCTCGTTTTCGGCGATAACCGAAAATAAGAAAGGCCACTCCCCACGAAAAAATCCGTAGTGTCCTTTTAAAATAGATACCCCTGGGGAAATTCTAATTTTAGGGCATATTGAAATAGCTAGATCTTTATCAGTCATGATTGTAATGCCATAAAAAATTCCGCTTCTCTGAGGTTTTTAAACGGACCATATTCATATGTTTCACCGGTATTATATACTACTTCAACCTTTATTTTACGGCAAAAATTCATACGATAATACAGAATTAATTCTGGGTAATTATTAATAGTTTTAACTATCGTTGGATTTTTACGAAGGATCACGAATAAAATGAAGACAATCGTGAAACATATATATATATCGCATAAAATATTAATATAATCATTCTGATAATCTTGCTTGCAGCTCGGCATTAATAAAATTTTTTGCACTGCGCCACGCATCGGCGGCAGTCGAACACCAGGCTGATATTGCTTCCTTGTCGGAACGACCCGAAAAACTAATATTAAAGCATCCTAAAAATTGGTTGTGCCGAACATATGCACCGGGATAAATCGATAGCACGAATTCTTTATTGTTGTTCATTCTGATAATCTTTCAACTAAGTTTTCATTGATCTTATCGGCCGCATCTTTCCAGGCATCGCTAGATGTTTTACTCCATTTCGATAGCGGATAAGGAAATACATCTACTATATTAGCATACTTCTCAATGCGCCAACCATTAAACAGTGGGCTGAGATAGGCTCGCGCATATGGATATTGAGCGAGAACAATTTTTTTATTCGGGTTCTGCATCATTCTGATAGACATCGTAAAAATTGCCATTCGATCCTTTCAATTGTATCTTCCCATGCAAATTCTTCGTCACACCCCCAACTTGACAGCGTCGCGCCGGAATTATTTTGAAGTATTCTCCAGATCGGCTTGCCTGTGACGGGTGAACGGCCAGATACCGCAATCGCGTCCGGATAAACTGCCCGGACGCGATTTATTAGTACGCTTTTCATTATTTGATCGCTTTCAGCAGGATAGTATCTGCATTCATGCTTTCCCGCAATGAAGTTTCTACCGCCTTGATATTATCGAACCACTTGAACGCTCCAACCTTGCTCATACTGTTAAACTGCTTTAGTTGTTCGGCGATCTTGCGCAGCGTTTTCGACGTGCTCTTGGTCGGGTCCATGTTAAGAATTTTGTTGCCCTTAACGTCAAGTGTTGAATTCGGAAGAGCAACATAGCGTCCAATTTTTCTCGTCTTGGTATTTAGAACCCATAATACGGTTGACTTGAGAATTTGAACAGGGTCAATGCTAGTGAGATGCATTTCCGGCTGAACCTGAAGGAAGCGCAACTTGCTAACAACCTTATCAGGAGTTGTCATCTTCTTCTTGCGGGACTTGCGCGTGCTCTTCTTGACGATACCGAAACCGGTAATGTCAGTGATGGCTGTTTCCCACCAGGCAACCGATGCTTTCAATTCGCGCTTGCCAAGATGCGCATACGCTTCGTTGATTTCATCATTCTTGCCAGCAAGTGCAATCTTGAATTCCGAAAGATACACATTTGCAAACTCAATCAGATCCTTGGTACGATTACCAGGGGCAGTCGTTTTCGGATCATGCAAAATCTGCATGATATTTCGTTCCGACTTCTGATAATTCGATTCAACGAACTGGTCGAACGCGGCGTTGATCTCACCCTTCACCCGACGCAATTTTGCGTCAATGAAGTCTTGAATATTCGGCTTCGCGACCCCGTCAACTGCCGGAACTGAAACTTTCATATTTTCAAGGCATTTGCGCAGGTCACGAACAATAAACTTGCTTTCACGGAATCGTATCTTGAATCCCATCTGAATCATGCGGATCATCCAAGCCGATGCGTGCGGAATTTGCAACTTGCTCTTTTTTAATGCCTGAACTAATTCTGGCATATTGTTTGAAACGGCCAAGGCTTTCAGAGCAAGCTCGTGACCATGATCGTCATCCTGGGTTGCTGTATACCAGGCAAATGCTGCGAGCAGTTGGCGATCATATTCATCCTGGGACCACTGCGCCTGCTCTTCAACGGAAGGCCAATAGGGCTCGTCAAGGCCGATATACTTCGCCCCTTCTCCCTTGAAACGGAGTATCGGGGTTGGCTTTACATGCTCTGGCTTGAATGATCTTTTTACTGTCTTCGTCATGATTTAAATATACAAGAATACGATACACTTGTCAACCACTATTTTCAGATTTTTAAGTTGTTGATTTTAAAGGGCCGATATCGTAAATATGGCGCCGTATGGCCCCAATATGACCCCAGGAGTAGCTGAGTACCATCATTATAGTGGGGTCATATTGGGGCGATATAAGTCCTTTGTTTTCAATGGCGCATTTTTCTTGGTTTTTAGGCTGATTTCGCTTGCATTCGGTACCGGAGTTTGCTATACTTATTTTAGTGAATGGAACAGAGCTAACGAAGCAGAAGTTGGCTGTTGACAAGAATCAGGAACTTTGCTACACTTAACAAGTAGTGAAAGGGGTAACACCGCATGGCAACAGTGAAAATCATTCAGGGTTCGTATCGCAACCAGGAAATCAAAAACCAAACGTTTACGCTGATTAATGGGTACGTGGAAACGCCGAATTCGAAGCATGTTACGGTCGAAGGAACAAAACTTTGTGGCCGTCCGACAGCTCGAATTCGCGTGAAGAGCCAGAAGGATTTTGTCATTGCCGGCACGGTTGAAACGGTTGATGATCAGATTTCTGTTGAAGAGGAATCCTCTGAGCCGGAAGTTGTTGAAACAGATGCAGCCGTACTTGCGCGTATCAGTGATAGGTTTCAGATTTTAACTGAACTGACCCAGGGTGCTCTCACTGGAGATATTCGCGCATTGTTTGTAACCGGCGCCCCGGGAGTTGGAAAGACTTTCGGTGTTGAAAAGACGCTGCAAGATGCGGGGTTGGTTGAAATTTTTTCCGATCTTCCTCCTCGGTATGAAGTTATTTCTGGTGCAATGTCTGCGGTCGGTATGTATATGAAGTTGTACGAATTCCGTGACGATAACAATGTTCTCGTCATTGACGATTGCGATTCGGTTTTTACCGACGAACTTTGCTTGAACCTGCTGAAAGCTGCATTGGATACGAGCAAGCGCCGCATGATTCACTGGAACGTGGATTCGGTTTCACTTCGGAAGGGTGATTGCCCTAACCAATTTGAGTTCAAGGGTTCTATTATCTTCATTTCGAACATTAACTTCAAGAAGGTTCGTTCTGAGCGTATGCGTAACCATCTCGAGGCCCTCATGAGCCGTTCGCATTTTCTTGATCTTACTGTTCATACGGATCGCGAAAAGTTGCTCAGAATTGAAGACCTGGTTACGAATCATAAGATGCTTTCCCAGTTCAAACTGTCCGATAAAATGAGCGCAAAGGTTATGAAGTTCGTGCGTGATAACGCTTCGAAATTTAACGAGCTTAGCCTGCGCACTGTCATTAAATTGGCCGGTCTCGCCAGGACGTTCGACGAGAATGACAAGTGGATGCGAGTTGCTGAACTTTCTATGATGGGAAACCAATTTTAAAATAGTGGGATTTAAATCCCACTATTTTAAAATTAAAGGAGATGCTTAAATGAAAAATGGTGTTTACGAGATTACCGATCCTATCAATGTTAAGAAGGTTTCGGATGAATTGGGCAACATTGTTACCGGTAAGGGTGGCGCTGAAATTAACATTAATGGAATTACCATTGCAGGTAATAGAGTTACCATTCGATGGGACAACCTATCTAGAGAGGTAAATATGGTTGTTTTGTCGTCTGCTAATTGAGACGTCTGTTCTTCTTGCGGTCAAAATATGAACGCCGAAAACCTATAATTAAATGGCAAACAAAACAGATAAGAATGCGAAAATTTAAGTTATTCTAGCTAGTTAAGTCGAATGCAAGATTAATGAGATGCGTGTTGCTGCTCTTTTTTGAAGAGTGGGAAACAATTTTAATCCATTAATTAAAGAAAGGATTGTATTATGGTAAAATATTTAATACTCGCCTACAAGGCTGATAATGAAGATTACTGTATGGGGTGTCACGTGGCCTCCTACTCGTCCGATTTTCAGTATTTAAATACCACCGACCGCGAGGAGGCTCTTCGTTTCCTTGTGGATAAAATTACTTACAAAGTCGAGGACCGCGAATATGGCTATGACTTTACCATTTTCATCGATGGCAAGACCTCGGAGTACAACAATCTTAATGGTGAAACTACAGATTATGACAATCTTATCACCAATTCCGAAGGTGAGTATGACTACGACGAAGAGCCCGGTCGAAAACTCATGGCTGATGCAAGAGCCACGATTAAGCGTAACGAATTCGACGCGTTGGCAAAGGCCGCGGCCGCCGCACGCCGAGCTCAAACCGAGGCGGAAGAAGCATATAAGATTGAAGAAGCACGTAAAGAGCGGGAGAGGGAAGCGCATGATCGGAAAGAATTCGAACGCCTAACAGCAAAATTTGGCGGTAAATAATGAAACGATTGATTGCTTTTTGGAAAGCGCTAACCGGTGGATACGATTGCCAGGTATGCGGGCGATCGGGGTGTAAGCCCGTTGACTATACCGATGGTTCAACTCATTGGAGTTGTTATAATGGATGCCGTTATTGGGAGTACGACGACGGCACCATCGAACGTATGCTAGACGGCCTGTAAAAACATTTTGGAATTGCCCAAGGTAGAAAGAAGGATTATGTTCTTCATTAATGGCAAATAATTTGGGAAAGTCGAATATAATGGCATCGAAGATTTCGCAGTATGCAAAAGAACAAGTAAAATACCACTATCCCACCGCCCGAGTGATGCGCTGTGGATCCTGGTGTAAAATAATAACACACCTCGGTAAACCATTGCAGCCAGCTTGGAGTTCAAATTCCAATCGTACTTGGAGGGAAACATGGATCTGCTTGCAGGAGCTACTATTGAAGAGATTATCTCAGTAGAAGCGAAGAATAAAATTCTTGCAATGTTTCCGAATGCCGTTACGAAAAAGGCATATCTCTTAGACAATGGATATCGAATTGTTGAATCCAATGCCAACTATCCTACTAGCACATTGCTTTCTGATAAATTTTCGCATTCAATAGATACTGCCTGGATAGATTCTTGGTATTATATTCAGGAAAAGATAGTAGAAAGATTGTCGATATGACCGAAGCAGAAAGAAAAATGCGAGAATTTAGACCCGGATGTTATTTAAAATACAATCCTTCCGGTAGATTTCAAATTCATCGATCCAATTTGTCTTGGTATGCCGGGTATACTGGATATAATGCACTTGGCATCGAATCAAAAACCAAGGACGGTGCCTGGGAAAACGCATTATCATTATATCAATTGGGTGAAGATCTATTGTTAATTCGGGTATTAAGCCAATGAATTACAAAGCAAAAGTTAGGGAAATTTATCCCAAGGCAAATTGGATATTCGAGATTAGAACTTCTAACGGCGAACAAAAAATTTTATTTAGGATTTTTTTAACTCCGACTCGATCTCTGTATCCGGCTGATAAAAACCTAGAACTTGCATGGAAAAATGCATATGAGCATTGCGAGCAAGAATTGTTAAAACGATTGGAGCAATAATGTCTTCTCCGAAACAACGGATGATTAAAGAAAAAGTCGTTAAAATTTACCCTGATGCCAAATTGCGTCGCAAGTATGGAATATATTATCGAGTTTTTCGCTCGCCTATGCTAGATTCTTGGATGGAGGAACCAGGCCTATTAACTTTTTGCACCCCAATTGATGGTTGGTTCAGATCATCCGACAAGGCGTGGGAGTATGCCTGGAAAGAAATACAAACAGATTTAATTGAGAGGTTTGCATATTGAAAAATATTTTTCTATCTTCAGATGCCCATTTTTCGCATCGTAACATTATTAAGTATTGCGATAGACCATTTTTTTATGTCGAAGAAATGAATGAGCGACTCATTCAGAACTGGAATGAGGTTGTTCGAAATGATGATGAAGTTTATTATTTAGGTGATTTTGGATTACACAGTCCTGAAGTGCTTATGCCATTTAGAAATCGATTAAATGGTAATTGGAAAATGTTTATCGGCGGCAATCATGATCGAAATTCATTATTGCAAAGTCCGGGACTAGCCGAGCAAGTAGTTAAATTCAGTGAGAAAAAAGTTGTTAATTTTGAACTAGACGGTATTCCTTTATGGTTAAGTCATTGCCCAGCAAATGTTCTACCTAACGATCCAATTAATCTTTACGGGCACACTCACGATCATGTTCCTATGCTAGCGGGTAACAACCGTAAAATTAACATTGGGGTTGACGCTTGGAATTTATATCCAGTAGCTTGGGAGCAAATTAAAGCCTTGCTATAATTTTAGGAGCCCTCTTCAATATTAAAATAGTTAGATGCATCCTGAATATAATACCGACTTAACGCAAAATAATTTCCATGAATAATAATTTCATTGCCGGAGGCTAACGCTTCCGGCAAATTGTCGTGTCTAAAACCCAAATTCTTAATGAAAGTTAATGCTTCTTCATGTGTTGGAATATTTCCGCGTTTTGAAAATGGATTTCTCGGGGCAATCCAATTATGTAATTCTTTTTGAACAAGTCGACTAATACCGATATCCGAAACATGCTGACTCCAAGTAAAAGAAAATCCATCCTCTGGAAAAATCAAATATGGATTTCCGAATAGGTAGACTTCTGTTATATTTGGTGTGCAGCTTCTTGAATTTGATCTTAACGCGGTAAATCCGTTTGTTTTAAGAATATGATCCAGCATCGCCTGCTCTTGTAATGATTGCCCTAGCGGCATTCTAGTATTAGGTGTCGCCGCATTAAAAAATGGTTTTCTTGTATCAATACCACGATATAAAAATGTATTAGCGGCTTTGACACCGGAAATAAATTCCTTACAGGAATCATTTATTCGGGTTAATGTATCATTTATACTGATTTCAAATTCGTCGGCTTTCATGTAATTATTTAGCTCGATTACGAGATAAGCCCGTATTGTTCTTAAGAGCCACGGATGTAGCGAGTTAGAATTAAGATATACCTTTTAAGCTCTTAATTGTTATATTTTTCATAAATGGCTAAATATATTTATGTTCAAGTCATTCAAATATCGATTAACTCCAACCAAAGAACAAGAGAAAACTCTTGTGGAATGGCAAGGGCAGTTGAGATTTGTTTGGAATAATTTTCTTAAGCAAAATATTGATAGATATCAATTGGAAAAGAGATTCATCTTGGAAACAGGAAGCCACTTCTCTTTAGAGAAGTGGTAGTTCACCGAATTACCTCATCGCATAAATATCTATATGACAACTTTTCCAGAACTTAATCCAGGCGAAACGACAAGTTTTCCGAGAGGACAGGCCCCCGAAATTCAAGCCAATCTTTTTTCAACGTATTCTAGGGTTGATAGAAACAGACTTATACAAGTGTGCAAATTTATCGAAGAACATTGCTCCGAATTTTTAGCATCGGCCAAAGCCGCCAATAGATTTTTATATCGAGGAATTAAAACTTATGATTCGCCTTCAAAAATTTTTTTAGGCAGCCCACGCAATGACCGACGTTCTAGAGATACCGATCCAGCGGTTCAGTTAATAGTCGATGAATATTTAACATTGCAAGGATTTAAAGCACTACGATCAAATAGTATTTTTTGCACTGGAGAAGAGCAGAATGCGTTGACATATGGCGATCCATATATTATTTTTCCTATTAATGGATTTGAGTATACCTAGAGCATCTTGATTGGGTTATTCAACCGCGCTTCTTATCCCCGAATTATTG